GTGCACCATCCGCTCCCTTAATCTTTGTCCAACTGTATTTTGTTGGGTCTGTGCTGTCAGCTTCCACGAAATCCACGTACATGCCGATATATTCACGGTTTCCGTCAGATACCGAAAAGTCTTTCGTTCCATCCGCACTGTTGGCATAAGCAAGGTGCGTGTACTGTGTCTTTCCGTCTTTACCGTCTTTTCCCGGGATGCCGTTCGCTCCGTCTTTGCCGGCGTACTGTTTCGCAAGCGAAAACTGTTTCGATACGACAAGGTTATTCAGATATGCGGCTTTGATGTTCACCCATCCGCTGTCTGCGGTCAGCCCGGTGACAGTATAGGTTTTGTTTTCCTTGTCCCAACTTCCCTGTATATTCTGAGATGTCGTGATCGTATACGTACAGTTATCCGTGATATCCTGTGTACCGTACATGACTGTCGCCGTTGTGGTGCACTCTGGGAACTCCGTATAGTTGCCGTCACTATCAACCGGGATTCCCTGATAGTCGTTGTCAAGCTGCATGGTCATGTTTCTAGCTAGGGATGCAGCCTCAAGAGCCTCTTCTGCTTTTGTATCATCGGTATATTTATTCAGCTTCTGCCAATCTGACTGAACATAAGATGCTCCCTTTGCTCTTGAAACTGTACAGGTAAGGATATCTCCACCTTCATCTTCACTCTGCGACCATAAATCACCGATATCGTAAGGTGGCTGCGGCTTTGTCACAAACACTCTGCGCTTATGATCTGCGGTATCCTGTGCGTCCTCAGCGGCTTTCATTGCTTTCGTGATATCGGTATCTTGAACCAATGTCCAGCCCCATGTCGCTCCATCCTGCATAAAACGATATGCGTAACCGGTCGTTTTGTTGAAAAACAAATCACCGATATGCTTCTTTCTTTCCGTTGCACTTGTCCAGTCTGATGCAGGCTTGTTCTGAAGTGTAGGCTCGTAATCGTAATAAAACGTTTCAATCTGGCCGTCTATCTGGTCTTGCAACTCTCCCAGTGAGCCAGTTACCGTTTCAGCGTAGTCAGATAGTTTTCCGTCTGAATAATCCTTGCTCTCTTGGAGATAGTTTGCGAATGTTTGGTTAAGAGATTTCCCTCCACCAATTTGAACACTTCCGTCGAGATATACGGATTTCGTGTCCATATCCACAGAGAAGATGATGTTTCCGTCGGCATCTGTTACCGTGATTGCTCCGGCATTAATCCAGTCAGCATTAACACCAACAGCGTTCAAAATCCTTACTATCGTATCTCCATCAACGGTCATTCCGCCGTTCCATGTTTGGCCGCCATCTGTCGAAACGCCCCATGCTTCTGCGGTCATCTTCCATACAGCCTGCGATTCTGCAAGTGTGGGTTTATCATGCAAATAAAAAATTTGGCTACCGTCCTGTTGAGTCTGGACCGTGGTATAAACACCGGTGGAATTGTCCAGCCGGTCTTTAAACTCTTGCAATGCTTGCTCTCGGGTGGTTCGCTCTCTCCAAACGGATTTCCTTGCGTCGACAGCTGCTTGTGTTACAAGTGAATAGGTCTTTGAGCTATTCCGGGCTGCACTTTCAGCATTACAGGAAATCTGCTCAAACGACCCCGGTTGCAGCACGACATTTGTCAAATAGCTTTTATACTTATTTCCTTTTCGATCGGTGATCAAAACAGCATCACCGGCTTCAAGAACTATATCAGTCAAGCATTCTGTTTCAAACGGTCTAAAAGACATCCCGACGCATTTTTCGCCGATTATGTTTGCAACAGCCTCGCCAGTCCCTTGCGGAATCAGTTTGTTTGCACTGATTTTCAGAACGTATCCTTCTTCTCCGTACAGATACGAACTTGCTTCTTCATCTTTAGACGTAGATTCCAGATACTCTGTTACCTGCACACCAGTTATCACTACATCGTCCAGGTTCGGGGTAAAACCATTAGTGGATTTTATAACTACTCTGTCCGCATCAGCAATTTCCGTGTCATACCATTTTATAGTCAATCTGCCATATTTATCGCATCTGGCGTACTGGCATCCGATCTGACATACCCATGCAATAACTTGTCTGAAAGTCAATGCTTCATCATCAGGTCTTGCTGGTATCTGATAAGAATCTTGATAGAAATTAAGCGTGTCCAGTGTTACTCCGCACACTTTGCAAGCATCCTGTATTATTTGTTTCCTTGTTGCTGGATACCTTAGCTTACTTGCAGAATAATCACGGTCAAACTTCCGCATGTTATCTTCACATTGTAGTTCGATGATCGTAGTATTCTGGTACGGAGTATCTATGACCGTCATTGTGCATATTCGGATTTTTTCTATCAAAGCATTCTTATGCACTATGATTTCATTACCGGTCGTATCCAGAATCTTATCGCCGGTGGTATCGAGCAATGCGCTGGTATCTTCTGACTCAAGTTCAATTCCTACATAGCAGATCACCGTAGCGTCTGTAAAATCATAATCTGTATACTTTCCGTCAAAGTTATTGATTGACAGATTCAATGTGTTGATATTTGCGGACCCGATTTTAAAAACATTGTCGTCAGACACGGAATCCTCAAACTTCATACCGTTTGACCAAAAATCAGCGTTGGTAAGATTGATAATCGTTCCATCCGTCAGCGTTATGTCTGCGTATTTTAAATAATTCCTGTTATCGTTATCCTGTTCATTCTTGAATCTGTTTGAAATATCTCTCAATCTCTCACCTCCTACTGTTCGATCAGGTCGAATTGCAATCCTTCCATTCGTTGATTTCCAATCCACCAACACTTAAAAGGAGCGGACCGGTCGCCAACATAAAAGGTTCGGACTTCGTGTTTGTTTCCAGACAAGAGATCGGGATATTCAACAGAAATGTACTCTGGGTTGACCGCCTGCACGATTTTGCAAGCTTTTTCCCATTCCGGTGCGTTCCAACCTATTTCCAGTTTTCTCTTTTGGCCAACACGATTCTTATGCATGATCGTATCGTCTGTTCTTCCGGATTCTGACGCTGATATATCCTGCAATCCCCAGGTAAAAGAGGACGGACAAGGCATCGCTGCACCATTAATTTTTATAAAAACGTCTGCCATATTGAATAATCACCTCATTTTTGCGCATGAAAAAAGCGCCTATCAAAGATAGACGCTTTATGATTATTCATTATACTTTTTTGACGTAATATGATTCCATATTTTTACATAGGATGTTCAGGTAAAAGAAAGAACCGGAGATTTCTCTCCGGTCCATAGCTTTATTTATAAACTACTTTGTACATTGCTCTACGATACGATTTCACTTTTCCATAACGATTATTATTTGTAAACTGCACCATTTCGACAACGTGTGTTCCAGATTTTATATAAATGTCGTCCAATGATCCCCCTCCGCTAACAGAAGTGCCGTGATTTTGATCCCAAAGCGTTCCGTCAATATAGACATACGTCATTAATTCCCGGTCAACATTATTTGCTGAAAAATTAATATATCCCATCGGAAATTGTTTATATAACTGCATAAGTACGGTTTTACCATTCGTACTTCTTTGAGAATTATATTCAATAAAGAAATCTGCATCTCCGCACTCTTTTTGATTTGGTAAAAGCATCTTAAGTTTGCTAGGTGTGTTCTTGACCGTGACTTTGCACTTAAATGTTTTACCAGACGCACTTCTGGCGGAAACATAAGCAGTTCCGGCATTTTTCCCGCTAATCTTACCGGTTGACGAAACTGTTGCAACTTTAGTGTTCGAAGAAGACCATCTGTATTTTTGTTTCGTATTCAGCATTTTAAGCTGTGCCGTTTTTCCTTTGTACAGTGAAATGTTTGAGCTGCTGATCTTCGGTGCTTCTACTGTCACTAAACACCGATAACTCCTCTTCCTAATTTTGGCAGTAATCGTAGCTGTTCCTCGGGCCTTTGCTGTTACTTTTCCGGTGCTATTCACAATCGCATTTCTTGAGCTGCTGAACCATTTTGGTTTCGCTTTTGTTCCGACCATCTTCAGCTGCATCGTTTGTCCCGTGCAAATCGTCACCTTCGTTTTGTTGATTTTAACCGTTGCCGCTGATACTGGAACTGCCATGGCAAGCGCCATAATCATTGCCAGCAAAATCACTGAAAATTTTTTCCACCTTTTCATTTTTTTCTTCCTCCCTTGAATTGATAGTTCAATTATACATCTACGCTCATGAAACTACAATGAGAATCACGATAATTGATTTAGGATTTTCGCCTAGAATCCATTTTTATGTGCCATGTGAGGAAATTATCATTCAAGTGTTTTTGAAGCGTTTTCTACTTCATTTGTCACGGCAAGAATCAGTTTTCCCACGAAATGTTCTTCCGGCATTCCCACGTATCTGCTTCTGAGGGCTTCTGCTTCAGCTGCGAATTGTTCCCACAGCTCAGAATTTTCCAACGGGATCCGCCAATATTTCTTGTGCAGCCCCCACACTTCCTGCCAGATAGCAAAGTATTTTGTTTTAAAGTCCATGTGTTTCTCCTGTATATTTAGTTTGTAAGTAATTACTGTAACGCTTTTGGCTAGAATCAATTCAAATCGTTTGCGTGAGGAAATTATCACCTACGGTATTTTAAACGGATTTTGGATTGGTTTGGTCAATGTATTCTTGGTCATCCCATTTCTGCTTTACTCGTTCACACAAAATCCTCTGATTCTCCTCGCTGAAGAACAGCCAGATATGACGGTCAAAGCTTTTTCCGTTTCGTTGGCCAAGGTCTGACTTGAAGAACTCATCTATCATGTCCTGATAGAACCGGAGCTCATCCTTCTCTTCCACGTCTGCTTTCAGAAGTGGTGAATCATCGCCAATGATAACACCCATGAACTGATTTGCGTATTTGGCAGAAATCATTGTATGCTGTTCGCCCATATGTTCCCGGTACTGCTTGAAGTAATAAGCGATAACTGCCATGGTCAGACAGATGTCATGATCTTCCAGAATATTCTCCTGTTCACCATACAGTGAATTAAACTCATTATACAGAATCTGTGGTACATCTTCGTCCCGATATTTCTCAGAACGATTTTTCTGTTTTTGCTTGCGGTACACTTCCTTCTGCTCAGTTGTCCGTGAGGGTATATTATTTATATCTAGTATATTAATATTATTAGGAGCAGAAGTCTTTGAATCTTTACTATTCTTTGGTAAAGTCTTTTTCTCTTTATTTGATAAAATAAAGTCTTTATCTGTATTCTCTGTATAGTGCTCTCTGTAAGTAGTCTCTGGTAATGCTTCTGTCGAATTGTCGGTGTGCATTTCGTCATTTTGTCTATTTGCACACGGACAATCTGACGTTGAAATTTCAACAGTATCTTTTAAGATTTTTTCAAGAACATCTTCGTCAATAGAATACCATTTAGTTCTGTCCCTACTGTCCTTGTTATAATTGCCCGTAATAACAAGACCGGAATTTACCAAATTTTTAAATGCTCTTTCAACGGTTTTTGTTGACCACCACGGGAAATTTTCTTTTCTCCAATTTTCCATGGTATTGTAACTCCAATACTTTCCATCGTGATAATTTCTTTTTAACTTTTCATTAATTTCAAGCCAATAATAAATTTGTCTTAAAACAACAGCTTCATTAAGTCCTATTTTTACTGCTAGTTCGGAATTTATAACAAGATTGCTTTGAGTAGATAAAATAAGATCTGATAATTTTTTATTCATAATAGATAACCTCCGTATTGGTTCACTGTGGCTTGCCATGAATAGCCAGAATCCGTAATTTATAAAAACAACAGGCAGGCGCATTACGGTTTACGCTTTTCGATGATCGGTCTAGCCTGTTGGTTTTACCAGCTTGGAAACAAAAAAAGAGCAGACTCCAAGACGGTATCACGGGAAACGGGTCACTGCTTCAACCCACAAGTAAATATCATCTTAAGTCTGCTCAATATTTTGTTTTTTCGCACAATATAACAAGATATAGGTGTTACTTGTTACTCATTTATTATACCGCAATCTGGCAGGAATAGCAATGGTTTTTACCATGCTGGACTAGGGCTTTTCCGCCGGTTGTTGTCGTTCTGGGCTTTTGTGACAGCTTTCGCAATAGCACGTCCGTCCAGATTGATCGTGTTGGAAATGTACTGCGGAGATGAGTTTCCACCGGCATTCATGTTCATCATTGCCATGGCAACGCCCTGTGTTACCGCCTGTGTCATTTCTTCCTTGCCCAGCCCGATACTTCCGTCCGGCATGTTTCCGGTAATGCTGTCAGCAATGCTCTTCATGGCCTGTTTGTTGGTCAGTGGAAGGACCGCTTCCTTTCCGGCTTCACCGACACCGATCACGGATGCTGCATTGAAAAGTCCACCTTTAGCGTACCAGTCAACTCTCGAATTGTACCGCCACTTGTGGGTCTGCCCCTCTTGCCAATCAGTGTAATCCATAGAAATATGTGGAGTTCTGATGTTGATTGACTCCATGCCGTTTCGGAGATTCTGCATAGCCGTTTGCCCGATACTGTACATATCTCCGAAATTTCGACTGATTGTATTAACTATACCGTTGATCGCACCGCCGATGCTCGTGTTCATGGTTCCCCGGATGTAAGAAGATATATCCCTTCCAAGATTTTCCCATTTCTTGAGAGCGATTCTGTACTGGCTTCCAAAGTGGCTGCGGACGGTTTCGTCCATTCTGCCGAGTTCCGTACTTGCATCAACCTTCATCTGGCGGACATTTTTGGTTACTTCACGGGAAGAATTTCCCCAGTTCTTTGTCGCAGATGTGCTTACACGGCTGAAGGATTTTTCAGCACTTGTAGCTGCGGATGCAGAATTGATTTCAGTCTGTCCAGTAATGGTATCCCAAGCTCCTTTAATTTTCGAACCAATTGAATCCCATGCTGTTTTGGTATTTGAACTAATAGCGTCCCACACGCCGGTTACAGTGTTCTTAATGTTTGTGAACGTATCAATCACGCTTCCAATCCTGTCAGAGATTCCCTGTTTCAGTCCAGATATCAAATACCCGCCAATCTCAGCAAAAACCGTAGACGGAGAATGAATACCAAAAAGGTTTTTAATACCGTTGATAATAGGGTCCGAGATGTTTGTTTTAAGCCATGTTCCAACAGTGGAAATCACGTTTTTGGCACCGTTGTAAAGTCCATTGATAAGGTTTGATCCATGTGCGTAAAGCCAGGTTCCGGCAGTGCTGAACGCATTTTCTATTGCTTCCTTAGCTTTACCGGCAAATTCCGTAACGGTATCCCAATTTTGCCACAGCAGAAATCCACCGACAACAGCTCCGATAACAGCTAAACCTATCGGGCTGAATAGTACGCTGCCCAATGTAGAAAACGCTGTTGCCATAGCTGGTGCAAAAGTTCCTGTAATCCAAGTTCCAATTGAACCAGCGAAGGCAGTTGCAGCCGGCCAAAGTTTGGTAGTTATAACTTCAAGGATTTTTGGCGCAATCTGTGTTGTTATGGTAGTCGGGATTGCTTTCAACTTGTCAACAGCTTCCAGAGCGTAAACCCCAACAGCTGTGCCTAATGTACTTGTTGAAAATGCAGTCGCTATTTTGCTGAGTGCTGTTCCCAGTAATGTTGCCGTAGCACTGGTTCCGGTCGGCAGTTTTCCCATAGCAACTAAAATAGATGATACTAAGGTATCTGCTTTTGACACTAATCCTACACCGGCAAACGCAACTACAAACTTACCGGCTGTAGTTTCTCCTAATCCAGAAAAAATACCGCCCAAAACATCCAGTAATACTGTTGCTAAATCCTTTAAATGACTTCCCCAGTCTATCTGACTAAGGAATAGTCCAATGCTTCTTCCGAAGGACTCCCAGTCTGTTGTTTCTGCGATATCAACCAGAGCGTCCAGTAAGTTTGTGATGAAAGTGTTTAAGGATGTTCCGTTCTCTTGCCACTTAAACTTTCCGATAAAAGTGTTGATTCCGTTGGAAATGTTATTAACCAGTTCGTCCCAGTTGAAATTTTGCGTCCATGCAGCCAATGTCCGGAATGCACCGTTTAATCCGGCCGCAATCGTAGTTGCTATTTTGGAGAATGAAATTCTGCCAAAAGCTCCATTCATGGCATCGGCAACTGCAGTTCCTAACTGTTCCCAACCAGTCAGACCGGCATTATTCTCTTTAGACATTTTCTGAACAAAACCGTCCAGAATATTCCAACTTATCATAAAACCACTGCCAAGGACTTGACCAAGGTTCGGCCAGTTAACTTCATCAATCATTCCACGAAGCCCAGTTGCCAGTTTGTTACCAATGTTTACGAAGTCAATGCCACCCGGGCCAATCAGAAGCTCAAAGGTGTTGACCAAAGTGTTGATACCGGCACCGACAGTACGCCCCAATCTATCCCAGTGGATATTTTCAACAAGGCTGTTAAAGGAACGAGTAAAAGCATCACAAAATGCAGAGATCTTCGGGCCTACATTGCTCCAACTGATAACATCGTAAATCTTCCGGATTCCGATATTAAGCATATCTGCAATGGTCTTTCCAAGTCCTTCCCAGTCATGGTTGAGAAAAGCTTTACGGATTTTTTCGGCCCATTTATTGATAGGGGTTTCTTCTTTGTTCAGAGCATCGTCTATCTGGTTTGTGATTCCGCCAAGACCTAATGAAGGCGTTGTACCGGTTCCAGTTTTACCCTTTCCGGTGCTAGGCGTTGAGCTAGATGAGCTAGAGTTATCCGTCAGCTGGTTCAGTTCATCAAACGGAAGGACGGAAAGAGCTTTTTTCAGAGCTTTTACTGACGAAGTAGCATCGTCCAGCCCAGAAGCTGCTGCATCTCCGGCATCCTGTAATCCGCTAAGGTCTGCTGAGGAATCTTCCAGTCCGGCAAGATCGTTTACGACCCCGCTTGTGGATCCCTTGATTTTTTTGCCCATCAGAACGTACATAAAGTTGCGGAATGTTTCCGCAGCCTGCATAAGTTTTGACATCAAGGCATTAAGAGCTTGGATTCCCGGAAGAACTGCTGCGATTAGTCCTTGCCCTATTACGGATGACAGTGATTGAATATTCAATGTGAGGAGACGTACTTGGTTGGCGTAGGAACCGGCTGTTCTGGCGAAGTCTCCCTGCTGCGCACTTGTAACTGACATGATGTAGTTATAACGCAGCATTGTTTTCTGCGCCTGTGTCATGGAATTGTAAGCTGTCGTAATACCTTGCGACAACGCATATTCCTGAAGGTTGGCGACTGAAAGATTTATTCCAAGTTGCTTTAAAGGCTCGATTTCACCCGAAATGCCCGCCCTGATTTTGTAGAAGGCGGTATCAGTATCAATGTTGTAAAAAGATGCCAAATCTCCGGCTAATCCCGCAAGAGTTGTTGACATCTTCGCAGCGGATTCCTGCGCCACGCCAGAAGCATTCAGCATCGCCATCATGGTTCCGGAATAATTCTTTGCTGCCAGTTCCGACAGACCAAACTGCTTTGTCGCCGTGGATGCAAACTTGTATGCCTGATCTGCCATGCTTCCAAATGCAACATCTACAACGTTCTCAACCTCAGCGATATCAGAACCAAGCTCGAGAATTCCTTTTCCGCCCATGATTTCACTAAATTTGTTCATTACAGCTGAAGCTGCTTTGAAGCCAAGGACGCTCTTAATGAAAGAACCCACATTGAAAGATGCTGTCTTCAGTCCACTACTCCTGCTGACCAAATTTGATATTCCAGCTGCCAGAAATCCTAGTCCGCTCTTTGCTTTTGTTGCTACTCCACCAAGTAACGAAGAAAGCCCTGAACCGATAGAGGAAAGCTTGTTAAAGGAATTGACCACAGTGTTTGTGGCAGTCCCTACTTTTCCGCCGGCCGCCGCCAACTGCCCGAGGGCTTCGGTCATTCTCAGTGTATTCTCACTGATTCGTGGAGCATCCTGCATGGCGGCAAAGAACTTCTTTACTTCTGTGGCCAGATTAGCCAGCTGCGATGCTGTCTGTCCGGTTTTGTTGCCAGCACTTGCCAATCGTCCTATGGATTGTACAAACATGTTCGTAGATTCCGAAACAACCCTTGTACTTGCCATGGAATTGACGACTTTTCTTAATTCTTTTCCAAGGGTTTTTAAGCCCGATGCAGATTGGCTAGTCTTTTCTCCAGCATTAGCAAGTCTCGCCAGCGAACCTACAAACCGGTTGACACTGGAAGATACATCCTCAATATCATTTAAACTATCGATGCTCTTGATGATTTCTCCCATCTTTGAAGTGTCAAATCCGCTCATATCTGCCATCGCAAGTCTGCTTAAGGAATTGATAACATTCGTGATTTTAGAATCCTTGAAGTTCATTCCGTTAAGAGCGTTCATGGTGCTAGCAATTTTTCCAACGCCGGTTATCGCGGGCTGCATCTTCACAGCATCAATTTCTTGAAATTTTTGAATAGTGTTTACTGCTGACTTGACGTTTTTTGTATCAATCTTTGGAATTGAAACATTGGAAGCACCTTTTAAAGAACTTAATCCGGCAGCCAGATTCTGTAAGGATTTCGTACTTGCTCCAAGCGTCGTAAAGTCAACTTTTGATAAACTTCGAAGCTGACCGGTTAATCCAGCTAAATTCGGAACGCTAACTTTTGTTTTATTTAATGTCTGTAAAGCCGCTGATACTCTTCCGATTTCACGAGCATAATTCCTAAGCCCGCCGGTATTGACTTTTCCCAGAGCTGCGTCAACATCCTTTAACTTTTTAGCCAGATTCCCGAGTGACTTTGCCGCGTTCCTGGTACTACTATTTATTTGTATATCAAGGGTATCAATGGTATTATCAGCCATAAAAACACCTCCTTTTAATCAAAAAAAATAAGGGCAGACAAGACTTTTTATTCATCCTGTCTGCCCTTTTTATTGCCTATTTCAGCTATATTCGCATTTGCCTTTTTTATCAGAAGTTCGTAGTAACGTTCCTCCTGCTTCAATTCAGCTTCAGACCGTTTCGGAACATCTGGTTTTTCTTCAATCTGCGGTTTCTTTGTTTTTTCTGTGATTGGTTTATCTGGATATTTTACTTTGCCAGAAAGCGCACTTGATACCGCAGATTTCACATATAAGCCGGAAAGCCATGACTGATATTCAATCAGTTTTACCTGAGTTTCTATCTCATCACGTTTACTTTTCTCGTACTCACGTATCCTTATTTGAAGGTCACGTATGGTACTTCTGAGAAATTCTTTCCGGCTCATTCCGATGCGAACTGCCGCCGGATATAACTCTGTCCAGATTATTTCACTGTAGCTTTTTTCTGGTGATCTGTCGGCTTCTTCGGAGTTTTCTTCGGTTTGGCTGCTACGTTCAGATCGTCCATGAACGTCTCCAGACCGGTCAGTTTGAAAAAACCATCTTCCTCCATCTGTTCAAGACACATGGCAAAGATACCGTAAAAGTTACCCTGTTCATCATCCTTATGTTCCTGAATGAACTGTGTTACAAGTTTCTTCGCAGTTGCAAGAGTTGGAACAGAACCGTCTGCATCCGGGTTGTCCCCATGATATTGAAGAAGTCCTGCATAAAACACGGTTAATGCTGTGTTCGGAATATTTGCCATGCCGGAAATCATTTCTTCCGGCGTTTTATCCACACCGCCGCTGGTTGCCAGAAGTGTATTCATTACACTTTTGACGCAATCATCATAAAGAGATGCTTCGATGCTGTATTCCAGTTTGTACTCTTTGCTACCAATTTTTAAAAGTTTATACATAATATCTTTTCCTCCCAGTTAGATATATTTGTTATTCGCCTTCAGTTGGCTTAACTGCTGTATCCGGGCCGACGTACTCATTGATAGTCAGGGACATGTCAACAGTAAGAAGACCATTCTGATCTCTTGCCGGTTTAGGAATGATAGTCGGCGGCTCGATCTTAGTGAAAAACGCTTTCTGAAGCGCCGGGTAATATTCCTCATACCACATAGACAGACCACTTGCATGAGCTGTTTTGTAAGCACTGATAAGATCTTCCCACTCTTTGATTGTTTCGTCTGTAACGTTTACAGTTACATTGAATGTACCACCGGTTGAACCACGACCTGCGATAGTTCTCTCGATTTCGTCTTCGAGAGCGGATGCGTCAATAGTCTCAACGTCGATAGCGATTTCATCAGAAGCATTTATTCTGTGAAGCATAGTGAATTTTGTTGGTTTTGTTCCCGCTACTGTCTCTACTGCATAACCGGTAAGAGCACCAACGGTACTGATTCCTGCGATATTTCCTGATGCCATATTGGCTCCTTTCCGCCTTTCGGCTATAAATTACTGCATAAAAAAAGAGCCATTACGGCTCTGGCACGTAACCCTGTGCCCGGGAGATAAAAGGATCACCGCCCTTCTACTCTTCTTTGCTTACTTGTTTAATGACCTGATTCACATAAGTACTCAGTCCTGCGACAAGAATACCTTGTGTGATTGCGGTAAAAACTGCCATTGCAATTTCCTGACCGCCTGTGACTGTAGATGTAGCGAAAACATAGATTCCGCAGACAACTACGCCCAGAAGTCCGAGGATTCCAGGAATGTACTTGTCAGCTACGGTTTCAGCCTGTTTCAGGAATACTCCCACAAAATACAGGACTACAGCTACAACCAGGAGTTCCGGTTTCACATAGTTCATAATCTGATCCATTCTATCTCACCCCTTTCATTCGCCAAGCAACTGCCCGGTATAAATTCTTGTGTATCGGCTAACAAGCCGTTTGATACTATCATCAGCGTTTCCCATGAGTTCGGGTCCGTAGGTTCTACGAAAGCCCATGCCAACCATAGACTGATGACTTTTTTCGTCAATCTGATATACTTTTGCAAGCGGATCTGTGCCTGTGGCAAAGCACTCAATCTGGACAGTCGGAACCGTGGCGCATTCGTCACCTTCAAGGTCTCCTTCTGTTAGGATGTTTCCTAACATATAAAGTCTTGCGTAGGTTTTCTTTCCAGGCGCAAGAGTTTGACTTCTATCCATTGAAAAGTTCCCTTCGCCAACTACAGGCTCAATAGCTTTATTCCAACGTTCATATATCTCAGATATTGGATTTTTTAATATTTCCGGCATTTAATCACCCTGTCTGTTCGATTATGTTTTGGCATGAAAAAAGCACCTACCTTTCTGGTAGATGCTTCGCATCTTAATTGTACAAAATATGTGTCATATGATTCCATATTTTAGTATAGGATATTCAATTTCCGAACACTTCTTTTGCAATGTGGCGTATTTGAATAATGATAGCTTCTTCTGCATGGTACATCGGCATATACGCCCTGTTACCATAAGAATGATGCTTTCGTCCACTTTCATCCACATACCACCATCCGTTTGGGTCGTAAGCATGTTTTTGGTCTGGGTAAGTACCAACACCATAATCAGCACCGGACGGTAATGGATAACTGTCCGTTCCGTAAGAAATACCGGCGCTAAACTCGATAAAAAGAACCTTGTCTCCGGAAAGTCGAACTGCTGCGCCAACGATATCGCCATGTTCGTTGTTGATAACCTCCGTGTAGTAAGAACCTTTTTCTTCAGACGGAATAGATTCCATTGTGGTCTGAATAACCTGTATCCCCTCTTGAGCCAGTTTGTCAACAAAAATCTGGTTCTTTCTTTGAATATCTTTCTGATATGCTTCCAACTGTTGAATCGCAGACCGTAAAGAACTATGGTTTAAACTGCATCGGATTATTTTTCTACTCATTGTTGCCACCGATTTTCGATATTCCATATCGGGCAACTTGTCCTTTTTGAGTATCAAGGGTTCTCTTAAGCCTGTAGTCTGGGAGAACAGTCGGGCTGTTATCTTCATTGAGAATTAATGACCCATCTTCCCCGACTTCCGGCACGACATCAATCCACAAGACGTTGCCTTCTTTTGGTTGAAATGTTCGGTCAAAAACCGTAATGTACCGGTCGTAGTCGGGAACGATTCCGGCAGACAATTCTTCTGGCGTACCGGCTGTTGCCGATACTGAAATGTTCTTCTTTTGCGGGTTTGAATAGACAAGAAGTTTATCCATTCCATTGTTTTTTTCTTTTACTGTTGAAATCCATATGGACTGTTTTTGGCGAAGTCTACCTCTCATATATGCACCCTCCATTGACAAAAATGCTTTTTTATATTATTCTCATAAAGAAATCAGGGAACGGTGTATCCCCAGATTTCATAATCTTCCAGTCCCCAGTTTCCTCAGTCCGGGGGCTTTTTTTGATTTAAAATAAATTAATTAAAGCCCCCCCTTAGTTTAGTACGCATGATAAATCTGTTTTATAAAATTTTCCACTTTTGGCGCAATAAAACGCTTATGTGCAATGTCTAAAGGATGTACCGTGTTTGCAGTACCATCTCCATTATCATCTCTGTAATAATTTTGTGCGAAATTAGTATCCCACGGTCTCAGACCGCTTTCGTGATAAAGGTCTAATACAGGGATTGACCATTTACCAGCTGTTTCAATCAAAGCATTTACGTACGAATCACACAAAGCCGACGCGAGCGCATCTTTCTGTTCCGACAAGTACCCCCATTTTGTAGGCGTGATGATTCCCATTACAACATCTGGACATCTTGTATATACACCATTGATAAAATTGTACATTGCTCCATAAAGTGTATCTGTTCCTGTATCTCCTAATGCTCCTAGTTGATTAGATATATACTCATAATCATTAAAGGAACCAAATACAGTAAGGGTTTCTGTATCTGTCGGTATAGTATCAACTCTGCTCATAAAGTTTGTACTTTTTAAATATCCAGTACCACCTTTGCCGCAATTAGTCACAGATAACCCTAATGATTCTGCAACATAATCAACATAATTTTTTGTTCCGCTCGATTCGCTGGCTAATGTTTCACTATCAGTCAAGCTGTCACCGAAAGCACACCATTTTATACCGTATAAATTATTTGATTTTTTGGTTTCAATATCAAAAATACTATATGGTACATATTTTTTAGGTAATGTATCGCCTTTTATCAGCATAATATCTGTCATTCTGCCACTACCACCAAATAATGTCATATAACATCCGCCATCTGGTATAATAAATGTTTTCGGTATGCTATCTATATATAAATGTTGTATTCTTTTTATATCAGAATCATATATACCAATAGCACCATACAACCAATTAACTGTATAAGTTTCTCCTGCCTCACACGGAATAATATCATCTATAGCATTATATCCAGCTTGTGTGACCAGCGTTGGCGGATATCCAATGGAATTCGTATAACCATATCCCTCTTTTACTTTTGATATATCAATTAAATTCCACTGTTTTAAGTTTTTTGTTTTATTATCCAAATCTTCCCTTAATGAACTAATTGCATTTCCTGTGGCTTTTGCATCGGCAATACCGCCTTCAACGGTAAGAGTTTTATCTGGCTGTGAAACATTCTGAATGTCCGTAATGGCTTGCTCTTTTGCAGAATTTACATTTTTCACCGCCTCGTCAGATGCAGTTTTGGTAATAGCTAGAAGTTGATTAATTATATCTTTGTTGTTTTCATCAAGAGATGGCTGGTCAACTTCGATTCCTTCTAAAACAGGAATTTGCGCTACGGTAGTGTTCCATTCAATACTGATATTTGAATCAGAATCTGTCTTAACAGCGCAGACAATGAATCTTATTGTTCCCATGTATCGCGCGGCGTTTTTTCCAATGACCCATGAAAATGTTATGTTATCTTCGTTTATAGAAGCATCTTCACAAATGTATTGGTCTTTTATGGAAATGTCTGGATCTACGCTACTTACATTTTCAAAGTTGATTCGAATTGAAAATTTTGATAAATCAAGATTATCCCCCACTATCTTCGGGCAAGAGAATTTAATTCGTTCTGCATTTTTATCAGATTGCACCGCCCCAACTACGATTTCTGGAGGCACAAAAATAGTTCGTGTTCTGGAGTCGATTGTGCATATTCCGTTGCTTTCTAATAATGTAGTTGTTTCTGCTGTTGAATCTGAATCCATAAGTAAATCAAGTGCTGATGTCATTTCTTCTACCCCCGTTGTGGAATCGTTATTTTATCTGATGTTATAATAAATTTACCGTTGTCTTTTATACCTGTGACCGAAACCCCAAAATAATCCCACGCAAGAGCTTTAGATGGAATTTCACATTGTCCATTTTGTACCAATATCGGATATTCTTTGTCCATCCGCCAAAAAGAAGCTGCTATCTTGCATCCATTCCATTCAGGTGAAAAAGAAAAGAACGCTTTTAAATATCCAGAAGTTCCTTTTACAAGTCCAGTAAAATCGCAACTTGGGTCTTGGTATATTTTTTGGTTTTCAACTTTAAATTTTAAAATTCTCATACAAATATCCTTTCTGTTCTGACAGGGGGCACATATATAAATTGATTTCCTAAAATATCTCTGGTCACCACAATAAGAAACGGTCTATCCTACGCCACTTTTTCCAGTAAATACGGAACAAAACGTATTGCTTCATCCCCTACAATCTCATATGCGATTTCGAAAATTTGTCTCGCTTTGTCAGCAATTAGATTAGCAATCAATTCTTCTACTTCCACCCAATTCTCACGCGGTACAAGTCTATGTAGTTCTTTAAGAAATCCGCTCGAAAACATCATTGCATGGCTTAACTCATGTAGAACTACCCTTGTGAGAAATTCGCCCGAAATAGCGTCAGAAATCCAAATAATTCTTGTATTTCCATCCGTCACAGCGCAGGTCATAGTGCCGGTACGGTCAACCAGTACTGGATTCTCAGGATGAGTGAACCGAACTTTCCATTTTTGCCCATTCATGTAAAATTGTCTTAGCACAAAACCACCACCTTTAAACTAAAAAGCCCCTGCTACATTCCTGTAACAAGGGCTTAATCTTATCTTGCTTTTAGTTCATCTGTTGAAGTAACTTAGTCAAATCAGTTTTCATCTGCTGTCTAAGGGTTGCGTCTGCATCCGACCACATCTCAGACATGGTACGGATAACATCCTGCGTGTACTCCTTCATCGAACTGTCCATCTTCTGTTTTGAATCTGCATCTTTGGAATCATGGTAATGTCTGCGATTCTCGCTGTATCTGTCATAGGCTTCACCATATCTGGACTGCTTATGGTTCATTCCATCCATTCTCATATCACTACGATCCGGATGATATCCCATGCGGTACATTTTCTGTTCAAACTCTGGATTGTTCAGATACTCGTCCATCCAGTCATCATCTTCCATGTACAGGTACGGCTTGTATCCCATACGACTTCCTCTACCCTTTGGGGCAAATCTGCCATTGGAATAACGATATCTGTCATATCCCATGCGTCCAAGGTACTTCTCTTCCTGTTCGCATTCATCCATAGCTTCTACGATTCTGTAATCTTTATCTGCACAAATCGCGCACTTTACAGCTTCCATGCAGTCCTTCAGATCGTCCCAGTCTTGAGCACTGAGATTATCGAAGCCATGTGTCTTGGCTTTTTCCATAGCCCATTTTCCCATTTCCATTGCAACTTTATGCATTACAGTGCCCCCTTTCTAACAGCCTGCGTAACAGGTGCTTCTGTCGTTGGGGCTGTACCATTAATTGCTTTCAAATTGTTGCTCGGACTACAAGCCGGATTTCCTAACATCTTGAATACTCCGCCAGTTGCACTTGTAGCTACTCTAGTTGCGTACTTCGTTCTGGTTCTTATTCCACAAGCCGTAATCTGTGCACAGCAACGATTTTCTAGCGGATACAAAGTTGTTCCTGTTCCTATCTGAATCATTACCGGAGCAGTAATTGTAGTGGCTTCTGGTATACTTTGTGCAACAACAATACAATATTTCTCTCCATTGTTGTAACTGCCTGCTGGGAGTGTGATTACAAGATTACCTCCTGTAAACGCAACAGCTTGGCTTATTACAAGACGGTTGCAGAGCTTACAAACATTTTTACAACTCATATTTCTACCTCTCAATCAAAATAAGAGGTGAGCCGTAACCCACCTCTTAGAATTAGTCAACCTCTAAGGGCGAGTTACTTAGCAACAACCGTTACCATATGTATTACATCCTGCGTATGCATATGGAGCTGGAACCTGAAATGCAGGAATCGGAGCCGGGTTGATTGCATTGATTAATCTCTGAGCCTGTGCGTACATCTCTGTTGTAAGCAATGCGGACTGGCGATCCTGGGATGCAGCACGTTTCAGATCAGAGTTCTCTGCCTGTAATGTTGCAATCTTATCGTTAGTCAGGAAGTCAAGGATTGCTCTTGTGTTGCTGTTCTGGTTTTCCAGAAGATCTCTGGTGTTGTTGTTCATTGTGTTCTGGAGAGCACAAGTGTTGGTAGCAAGGTTGTAATTGATGCCCTGGATTGCTTCTCTTGTTTCGCAGCAACAATTTGCTAACTGAGACTGTAATGCGTTGGTATTCTGCATACCGGCTACAGTATCAGCATTGATTGCCTGCTGAACGCCGTTGAAGCCTTGAAGCATTCCGACATTCATACCATTAAAGCCACTCTGCATGGTATTGTTAAGAGAATATGTGCTGTCACAGATACCCTGCTGAATACCTCTGATACCATTCTGAATATCATTAAGGGCGAATTCCTCATTAATATCTGAACGGGTAGCCCATCCTTGGAAGCCGGCACCGTTCGCACCGTTTCCTCCGTTACCGCCAAAGCCGCCGCCCCAGCCTCCAAAACCTCCCCAGCCAAAGATAGCAAAGATCAGGACGAGCCAGATAAGTGAAAAGCCATCACCGCCCCACATGTCATTGGCACGGTTATTAGAGCCTGTAGCAGCTGCAATGTCGCTAAGGCTGTAATTTGAACCATTCATCATGTTTTTAGTCTCCTTAAATTTTATTTACAATAGGAGACATCCGCGGCTGTCGTCCCAAATTGTAGCGATTCTTAATCACCCAATTATGGGGAAGTGTTATAATCCAAGGAATTTCTGTATAATTCCATCTGGAGATAAATGCTTTTCTTCAAAAACATTCTGTTGGATTTGATGCAATTGACTTGCGTCACCTTTTTTATATAAATCCAACGCATTTTTTAATGTTGGATTATTCCCTGCAAATTTACTCATATCGTTCATCATGTTATCAACACTTCCGAACCTCTGAGAAATCATTCTTTCAACTTGCTTTTTCATCATGACGTTTGGATTGAAATTCATTTCTGCTTACCTCCGTTCTGCTGTTTAGCTTCCGATGTTCCCGTCACAGATGTCGGGAACATGTTCTTTATTTCAGAAATCTCAGAGCAAACATCGTTCCGAAGCTGATTAAACATGGCTTCTATGTCAATCGGTTTTTCTTCGGGCTTTGGTTGCTGCTGTTCGTCTGGATCCATAATCCGGTAAACAAAAATTCTGCTTCTTCCGTCTGCCTGTAGTTGCTTTTTGTATATTTCTGTGCCGTCTGTTTTTGGATAATAGACAGGATTTCCGGTCATATCCACATCCTTTGCTTTTACAGTGTCGATTCCGTCAACCATCTGTCCCGGAAGTCCGGAAATCTGTGGCATCTGCTGTACCGGTTGTTGCATTTGTGCCTGCCCATAAGGCATTGTCTGTTGGTAGTTGTTCTGCAACTGTGTCAATCTATCTTGATACGGTTGTACCGGTGTTTGTGGGTATGGATTCAATGGTTGCGGATAATATGGATAAAATGCCATAGTGTGTTCCTCCCATCTCTGTAAGCTTTTCTCTATGCTTACATTATATGAGAGAAACCTAAGTATTTGAACGACACTATTTCGCCATATTTTCGCCATGATACAAAGAAAAGCCCCGATAATACATCGGGGCAACTTTAACAATCTTCTTTTTTACTTTTCGGTTTATGCGGTCAATGGTTCTTGGACTATACCCCATAATCTCTGCTGTTTCAAATAACGTTTTTTCCTCATAAACTCTCAACCGGAAAAATTCTTTTTCTCGGGAATCAAACCCGGATTCGCTTAGATAAAACTTTCTTTCATCTTCTGAAAAGTCTGTATAATTCATAATCCCACCGCCTCCCTTACAAGTGGAATTGCTTATTATGCCGGAAAGATACCGCTTAGTGCAAATCCTACAATAGCCCCGATCACGGCCGTGATAACGCAAACAACAATCGTATCGTAGCGTTTTCCCGGGGCTTCCATGAGGGATTTTAAATTATCATTCATTTCATCCACCGTATCTTTTATGTGCCCGAGATCATTGTTGTAAAGGACTATTTTGGTTTCAAGCGCATTGATACGTTCAAAAAAAATGCCGTCACGTTTAGAGTGTTTCTCTTTCATTTCGTGAACAACTTTTTCCAATTCTTCTAAGCGGTGTTCGTTAAAGCAATTCTGTTCACATCCCATCGCTACTCTCCTTCACTCCCATTACATTTTTTGTACTTCTTCCCACCTCATAATGAAGTACCCCAGCAACGCCTGGGAGGAAATGCGTCACGTTCTCAACCTACTTTTTCTGTCAGATTCCTCTGGCAAAGGGAAAAACGCCGTGATTGACAAATATCTCTGTCTCAGAGTTCCATCCTGCATTTACAGAATTTTCCGAATGAGATGTTTCAAACTCAACTCCCTGTTTCACAAGAAAATAAAGAGCCAAATCAAAAATACAATCATAGCATTTGTCCATATCTTTATTGATGTTTTCTTCCGTATAACTCTCAGGATAATTGCGTTTTTTCTGGAATGACCGAATAGCTCTTTTGACTGCTAAGGGAATCATCCTTGCGGTCAATTCATCGCCTTCCAGATATGTTGTCAGATCGCTTGTAAGCTGTTCGTCCATGCCATTTCACCTACCCTTGCTGTGCTATAATTTCTGATATAATACCAGCCTTGTTTGTGGAAGTCAGGGCATAACCATTGTCACTTGCAAGCTGTCTCAGTTGAGCCACAGTCATACTGGACAGCTCGCTTTCTGTATACTTGTGTGTAACACTTGCTACAGACAGTGACTGGCTGTTTTCGTCAAGGCTATGCCCGCTTATTCCCCCTTCGTACCGATAACAATGCCGCCGTTGGCTTTTGGTGCTACCGGAATAAACATACCGGATGCTTTTGTCCATACGGCAACTGGATCCTGTGTAGCCCACATGGAAAGAGTAACGAAAGAGCGATTCTCTTCCTGAATGAACTGTCTGTATTCATTCTCTTCCGGTGTTGGTCCCCAAAGTCCAGTACCGAAAGAGCCGCCTGCATCAGCTTCATAAAGAGTAAATACATCCTCTTTGAAGTATCTTCCAGTTGACAGGGTTCCGTCTGCTTTTCTGTAACGGAATTTCTCATCACAACGACCAACGGTGATTCCGTACTCCTGCATAAGCAGATTTGCAAGCTCCTGTCTGGTAAGGAGACGTTTATTCGCAGCTCCCAGAACGGCTGTCTGCATAGCTGTGTTGTTTCTCATGTAGTTAATCATCTTCAGTGATGTAACTGCATTTGTTACTACGTATCCGGAATCCTCGGCTACGGTTACCATCTTCTGAATATCGCCCATGATATCAGCGTCTACCTTAGACCAGTCAGTAAGAGTAACCTTTGCAGAACTTGGCACGCCATAGTCAATAGACATGTCAACGTTGTTTTCTTTGATTTTTACCGTACCAGTAGCAAGAAACTGTCCTTTCATAACATTTGCTCTGGCAACAACGCCCTCAAACAGATTTGTGGCATCGTCAAAGACAAAGTTTGTAAGAGTTTCGTTGTCCGGGACGCCATTTTCAATAGCTTCCTGGAGACGCTCAGACTGATTGATTTTCTTCTTGATAAAGAGCTTTTCAGTCAGAACTTTCTCGAATCCCGGTCTGGAGCCGATTTCTGCTTCGGTATCAAGAGCGTGAACAAATGCTACCTCCGGCAGTCGTTGTCCAGCCATAAGCCTGTAATACTCGGCTTTCCAAAACGGTGTCTTTACATCCGGAAAAATGGTATCGAGGATACCAGGTCTTGCCACAGAAAAATTCTGAGCGAAATTTAATCTTTCTTCTGCTGTGATAGCTTCTAATACATTGTATGGCATATTGGTTATACCTCCTTAAAATACTGGGTCTGTAGTGGTTACAAAAACAATTCCCTGCGCGGTAAGCTCTGTTTTTGCAGCTTCGTCGACTGTAACTGGCAGCCTTTTCTCAAGGACACGTCCTGCTACGATCACGGAAATCGGTCTTTTAGCATCATCTGTCATATCAACATCTTCAAATACGATTCCTTTTGCACTAGTCGTATTTGTCGGATACACGGAACCTGCTTTGATGATTTTTTTATCATTTACTGCCGTTGCATTTGTTGCGTCTGCGGTGTAAGTTTTCAGTACCAGTCCAACCTCGGATTCGAGAATGTTGGGAGTTGACTCATACTGTTTTGTTTTCATAAAAGCCATAATCTAAATCTCCTTTACTTACTTAAAAATTAACCGGTGCATTGTCGCTTGCCGGTTCTGTTTTGGGGTTCATGCGTGCTGAGTAAGCTTTTGCGTACTTAGCTGCTGGACTATCGTTATCATCTTTTTTCTGCCCCTTGTCTGAATTTCCGCCACCTGGATTCGGAGTATTGTCAAGAACTGATTTCTCCCATTCGGATTTTGCGTTATCCAGAGCCGCTTTATTTGCTTCGGAAATTCCATCAACAAAAGTTTTGACTTCCTTCATTACGTCTTCAGACTTGTCTGCTGGCATAGACGAAAATGCTTTGATAGCGCTTGCATACGTTTCTGTAGAAAGGCCCGCATTAGCGAAAGCAGATGTAATCTCACTGGAAAGTGCTTTCCTGTTGGATTCAGCAAGTGCTTTTTCCAGGTCGGAAATCCTCTTTTCGTTTTCTGCTTTTTCCTTCTGCCGCTCTGCTTCCTGTCTTTCAGCATCCGTCATGTTCTGGGCTTTCAAATCGTCCAATTCCTTTTGAAGGTCATCTGCTTTATCGGCTTTTTCTTTCAGAGAAGTGTTTTTTTCCTTCACTTTCTTTGTCTCTGACTCAACAGAATCAAGGTATTTAGTCACCTGCTCTTCAGACGGTTCCTCGATTCCAAAGCCGATAAGTACCTGTTTTGCCTGTTCTCTTGTCATAGAAATCTCCTTTCTTTCAGACCATCACACTTTTTCACACGGTTCGCTCCGCACATGGTCTGTACCCGATTTACGCTCACGGGCTGTTGCATTATTTTTGTGTATTAAAAAAGGAACCTTGGATGTCACTCCTTGGTTCCTTTGATAATTGAATTTACGAGTTTTGATTGATAGCCGAAGAATTTACCGTTGAATCAATTACAACCGGATTCTGACCGTTTTTACCAATCAATTGTTGTGCTTTTTGCATTTCTGCGTCCGGGTCTACCAGTTCAGGATATACAGTTCCCAGGTAAGGCAAACTCATTTCGTACACCTTTTGCGGATCACTAAATAATCCGCAAGTAATCAGCGCAATCAGCGGATGAATTTTATTCTTAAACAGATAATCAAGAGCCTGTGCTTTGACAAGCATGTTATCTGTCGGGTTTCTGGTTATCTTTACATCAAAATCTCTTGTTGAGATTGAAATATCCTTTGTGGTCTGTCGGATGATATTCAGAATGATTCTGGCACTTGCTTTCTCAGCCTCCCGGATAAATGGTTCATCCAGTTTTGCTCTGCGCTCTGCAAAATCCCATCCGTTTCTAAGATATACAGCTTGACCGGTATCGCCAGACGATTGTTGCTGCCTATCCGGCATTCCCTCAACAATAAGCATGTTGCTGTAGATATCGTCTTTTGCGACTTGACTTTCTGTTTGATTCAATTCAGCAGTCATCAGGTCAACATCTGACTGGCAACCATTTCCAGTATCCTTTACGGAAATAGCGCCAAGCTTGATCATTTTCAAAAATTCGCTTTCATCAATCTCACAGTTCTTAAACTTCATAAGGGCTTGCACGAACTGTTCTACGCCATCCATCCTGTTTGATTGCATGTTGTTCATAGTGTCGAACATGGTTATCGCAATCTCGATATCGGAAAGGCGATCGTGGTTATTCGGGTACTCAACTACCGGGATGCCACCAAAACCATTGATGCCGGTTTTTGTAATCTGTCCATTCTGAATCTCAAAATATTGTTTTGCCGAAAAACATAAATAATACTGCTGTTCGTTCTCATCCTTAAGAATCTGAACCGAGAGCATCGGCTTTCCATTCTTACGGGAATAAACAATGTAACAATCCCCCGGATACGGTATAAAAATCCGGAATGGCGGTAACTCACTATCCTTTGTCCAGTCATCTTCTTTCAGAATCGCTTTGTATGCAGTTCCTACAGCGCTTTGATAAGTACCTAGTTCAATGTTCCTAGCTTCTGCATTCGCTTCGTCCAGATAGTCATTGAACAGATCTACCTGCTCATTTGCTTCTTCTGTAGCTTTTTTCTTCTTACACACATACTGGATAGGTTCGCCGTATGTCTGTGATGCTTTGAAACGAACAACTTCCAGTGCATGGTTCTCGCATACACGGTTATTGATCTCTGGTCGCACCACCTTTTCTCTGTAGAGAATCGGCTGATCTCCTTTGTAGTACCGGTACAAATAGTCAATCAGTACCCTGTTCCGGTTATGAGTACCGATTGTATCAGAAACAACTTTTCTGACATTTGCTGCCGTAATCTGGCTTACACCGGTATAGGCAATTTTGCGGCCAAACTCGCCCCGGCATAAGTCGATGAAATTCATTTTGTTTCTGCCCACTGCCTACACCTCCCATTTTCGGGCATTAAAAAAGCACCGGATTATTCTCCGATGCTCGTTTTACAGGTTACATTATATTATACATAGAACATATGATTCCATATTAAAACATATTAACTTTCAAAATGCTTTTGTTTCCGCAAAGCTTCAATGGCTTTTCCATGGCAGGAACGGATATGCTGTACGGAATATCCCATCTCGTCTGCGACCGTGACCAGATTTTTAAATTCTATGTATCTTTTATGGAGTAAGGATGAGTACATGGAGTTTTCCATGTCATTGATATCTCCGGAAACTTTCATTTGCAATTCTGCCAGTTCCTTGACATCAGATGCTATTTCCTGCTGCAATTCAACAATTCTGGTTACAGCATCACCAACACGATCTTTTCCACCGGAAGTCTGCACTTTATCTCCATTTGAAAAAGAAGATATACTGGTTGCCAAAAGCCTTAAGCGGTATTCTTCCTGTATTTTGTTCTGTATTTTTCTATCAGAATCTTGCACTTGCTCAAGATATTGTCGTGTATTCATCTCATTATTCCTCCCCATAATGGATTGCGCATAGCCGTCACTGTACCTATATTTCCTTTTTCTATAAACATCTGGAGCTGAGTAAGGCCGTCCGGTGCGTCATCATGCACATTTTTTCCCAGCTGGACAAAGAAAGTAAGTTCGTCCATAGCTGCTTGATACTCTTTGCTCCGGTGTTCTTCATCCAAAAAAATAAAGTTTCTTTTTATATCATCTGAATATGCGATGATTTTGGACATTTTTTCCATATTTCCCGGTGCACGGCTTGATGTACAGCTGCATTTATATTTCTGCTCTTTCAGCTTTTCATCCACGTACATCTTGTACATATCACCACCGTTGTTTGCTTCGAAGTTAATCTGTCGTATCTCGTTTCCAATGATTTTTCCAACAACAAGTGGTAGAGTGACTTCTTTTGTCCCTTTGTTGAATACCCAGTCAAAGATATAGACATCTCCGTTTTCGTATTCCCGCCCAATAGGCATCGAAAGACTATCTCCGCCGCCCCACGCAACATCGCAAGCAGTAACTACACGGCTGTCACCTTCCGGAAGCGTTCCATTGTAATACCGAAGTCCATCTTCCGGAAAAAGGATTCCTTCACGGATAAATGGATTTTGTTGATATTTGGCTTGCCATTCATTAGCATCCAGCCTTGATTTCATATCCACGTAATATTTTGTAGAAAATCCTACTCCGTAGTCATAATCAAAGTTGGATTTGCCATTTTCATTCAATGCCGGAATCTTCCTAAAGCGGTACCGTGGATTATTTTTCTTTTCAGTCTCCACTCTTCCAAGAGGATCCATGACATTCCATCGTGTTCCGACCATTAACTCTCGTGCACCGTCATTTTTACGGTCAACCAGAACGTTCAGATAATCCTGATACCGGTTTTCCAGACGTGTTGGGCTTAATGATTCAGTTCTGTCACGAACAAGGTCATCCACATATAAGTAACCGTCTGAAGATATATCTACGGAACCTGTCCATGTTCCGTCAATACCACGACAGGTCAGTGTTGAAAATCGGTCCGGTGCGCCAAGATTGATTTCTTTCTTTTCTGCCGATTTCTTTTCAAGGGTTGCAGACGGAAAGATTTCATTGAAAGTATACTCTGGCGTTGAAATAAGATTCTGTATTTCGCCGTAAAATCCATCGGCAAGGATTCCGCTGTGACCGCTCATAGCGTTATGGCTGTTCGGACGTTTACCCATTATCCAGGACAGGAAAAATATACAGGTGGTTGACTTTGCGGTTCGGGGCGGCATAGACACGCCAAGAAACTCAATCTTTCCGTCCTCTAAGTCCTGCAAATCCTGTACGAGAACATTTAATGTCTTTTTTCTCGGCTCATAGAATTTTCTTCGTGGTTGTCTATTCTTTTCCATGTAGTACAGATAACTCTCGAATAGCCATGGAGCTTCCAGTAGCAAATACTGCCAGTAGATATCATCAAAATTACCGCTTCCAGTCCGTGCAGCTTGCCTTGCAGCTGCGTTATGGGCATACTTGCTTACTTTCATTGCCATTTGCTGCGCTTCCAGATTTTCTGCATATGGTAAATCAATGTTCATGTTTAACAACAGATCAAGGCAGTCTTTCTGATTCTGGTAAACAGACATATCTCCACTGATGATTTGATTTAAGACCGCCCGGTACCACTCAAATGAGCCTTCTGTAAATTTCTGCATAAAAACAGAGCCAGACCTCCTTTCTTTTAGGATTTAGTCTGGCTCTCACGTGGCTCTCTGACTAATTTATTTATTTTTCTTTTTTAATTTCAAGTATTTTCTATATTTGCGACTGTATTTCCGAAGAATCAAATCAAGCATGATGCTATTTGTTTGTTCTGTGTTTTCTGACATAGTTGTGAGATACGGATACTCTTCTCTATCATCTACTAATGTCTTGAAAATTAAGTCTAAGGCAAACTGAGCGCTGATAGGTGGGTCGCACAGTTCAAAGTCTTTATCCTTGTACCACTCATCAATCTTCTTTTGAAATCCATCAAAGGATATTTCTTCATTCCATATCATTTGCTCACCTCACAATGCTTCTAAACGAATCCCACCACTCGTCTTTTTTATTTATATCTTCTACTCGCTCAAACATGAATTTAAGTTTATAGATTCCAGATCCTGTTGTAGCTGAGTCGATATGCACGAGTTTGAATTTTCTTTTAAGATATCCAATTTCAAGAATGCATTCTTCTGGAAGTTCAGTGTAATTCATGACGCATTCTACCAAAACAATTCGTTTATCTTCTTCATGATGTATTTCAATGTCTGCCAGTGCATTAATGATTTCTTCATCAATAATCTTAACGGGATAATTCACTGCACCATATTTCATATATTCACCTCAGTCTGGAATCCCTAATTGTTTGTAAGTAAATACCGCTGTATACTTCTTCCCACACTTGCAGCAAGTTTCCGTAATGGTACAGGTCTTTTCTTTATCGTCGCACTCTGAAATAGCTGAATCCCGGAATCTACATCCGCCTGTCAGAATACATTTAATCCGTTTTATGTTCATCTGGATATCTCCTTTCTTTTGGGATAGGCTCATTCATATACATGCATTTCCATTCAGGAATTTCTTCTGATGTTGAAGAGACTTCAGAAGATTTATTCCAGCGGACAACCATAATAGCATACTTGATTCGACCTATTTTATAATCTGGAAAGTATTTCTTGAGTTTTGAATAATAGAAGAATGATGTAATAAATGTTTTTATCTCCCTCATACATTCACCTCAAATTCCTTCTTGCAGTTGCTACCCTATCTGGATCATAATATATCCATCTGAAACCTCCGGAAGTTTTAATTCTACCTCGGCAACAAGAAGATATACTATATGGATTTTTGAGTCCGTTTTCGTCTCCGGCTTCTTTTATGCTTTTATAAACTTTAATGATATTTCCATTGTCATCTAATTTGGCTACTTGCCTACAGTACCTTTCTTTATGTTTTTCAAAAGAATATTTAAAATTATATGAATAATCACACCACTCAAGATTAGAAACTTTATTATTTAGTTTGTTTTCATCTTTGTGGTTTACAATTGGAAATCTGTTTGGATTTGGAATAAATGCTTCAGCAACTAATCTGTGGATTAAAACATTCTTCCTTGTTCCGTCAGAAGCAAGTGACTCATAAAAATATCCATATTCGGTATTTAAACATGGTTTAATGATTTTCTCAGTAATTGTTCTTCCATAAGCGTTTATTCGTTCTTTCGATTTCAGTCTTCCAAAATTACTGATTTGATAATCCGGAAACTTAGGTATATCTTTCCAGATTTCTCCTTCAATAAAAAGTTTTGTTTCGATATTGGGGTATTCGTATTTTTTATAATTATTTTTCTTAAAATAACAATTTTCAGGACAATAGTTTTTAGAATCGTCTTTCCGGCAAATTTCCATACCATCTTCGTATCCAACAGATTTTGCCCAAGAATAAAAATTCAGTAAGCCCATTTGCTTGTCAATCCATGATTCATCCATCAAAATTCCGGCAGCTCCGACTTTGTGATAGTTAAAATCGGTTTTTGTATAGCACATGCCCTTTAAATGCATCCATATTTTATATATTTTAGTATTGGTCATATTGTGGATTGTGTTTCTTTCTTTCAAAGTATCTGACAAAAGGCATCCGCAACTCATAATTGAGCCTTTCCTTAAATGACTTCCTCTAACGATTTTAATATTTCCGCAATCGCATTTGCATTTCCATGAAACTTCTCCATTTAATCTGCCGTCCTCACATAGCACTGTTAATCTTCCGAACCTAAGTCCTGACATGTTTATTTTTCTCATTCAAGCTCCTACTCAAGTGTTTACCTCATAAACCTTTTTACAATGTGATCCTTTGCATTTAATTCTTAAGTGCTTAATTATAGTGTTACTTTCTATGCGTAAGCTCTTTTTTTGACAGAAAGGACAACAAGCGTAGTCTTTCCCGTTAACATTTTTAATTAATGCCTGTCCGTTACAAGGCTCCGGTGGGTTCATTACCTGAGAGAAATCTATCCCCTCAGATTCAAATGCTGATTTAATGCTCATTTAAAATCTCCTTAAATTTCTGTCGATTAAAACCATTGTCTTCGTTTCCCCAATACGGATATTGCTCTAAGCATTTTCTCATATACTCGTACGGATGTGTTTTTGCAAAGTCAGCAATTTCTTTGATAGGCTCGCTCTCCGTTCTGGCTAACTTTTTTGTTTCTACGCCCATGTCAGCTCACCCCATGAATCTTTCTCAGATTTGCATATCGGTCAACTATTGCATCCAATGCAGTCTGAAGCTGATTGATTATGATACAATCGGACTGGTGCTGATCTTCATACATTTTTAAGCTTGCAGCAAAATCTGTCTCCTTTTTATCTGGCTGCGCATCGTTAATTAATTCAGGTTCTCCATACATCATCATCACATCACAATCTCTTTCCAGCTCAATCTGGTATTCTTGTAAATCCAAAATTTCATGCTGTCTTTTCTCACATTCTTCAGACAGTCGGACAACTTCTTTCTTTAGCTGATCTACCGTCCAGTTCTTCATATCTTCAATCCTCATGGCATCCTCCCTCAAATCTTGGTAAACATTTCCATGTCGTAGTTATCGCGAATATAATCCACACATTCAGACAACTTTTCTTTCAAGATTAGGTCTTTTGCAATATCCGGATGTATCGTGTACATTATGCAACTGCCTTCTTTTCCGTCTTTCTGAAACTTCTTCCAATCAAAAGTCATTGTAAACAACGGAATCCTTGTGAGATTCTTTGTCTTGTGCTTTATATACAGATTGCAGAGTTTTTCAATCATGGTAATTCTCCTTTCGCAATCAAGCCGTTTTCTCAAACAGACCAAGAATAAATTCCCGTCCCATCTGTGTGATTCGCCTGTGGTAGATTACTTTTCCAGAATCCAATACTTCTTGTTTGATCTCCTCGTATCCGCAGTCGCTGTAGTTGGAGTACATTAACCACGTACCGTTTACCTGATACTGTATTTTCTTCTCTGCCAGAATCCGGTTTAGCTGCATCGCTGATTTCAGTCCCAGTTCTTTAGCAATTTCAGTAATGGTGTATGTTTTGTTGACGTGCATCAGGATAGCATTTTTTCTCTCGGCTTCTACTCTTGCAGCACGTTCCTCTTTCAGTTTGGTCAGAAGTTCGATACCGAAGTCTGGATTGTTCAAAATATTGTCGATAACATTGTCTGTAGCATATATGCCGTGCTTACGGATAGTTTTCAAAATCTCTTTGACTTCTTTCTTAAACTGTTTTGCGATTAGCTTTCTGGACTGCATCAGGACTTCGTAAAGTCCGTTCTCGGTAAGGCACCATGATTCCTGCGTTCCTCCAAGGGTCGGAACATTCTTCCGAACCTTTTCATCATCGTCTACATTGGCAAGCATCTTATGCACTGATGATGTGTCATACTCAATCCACTCCGCTACATCTTTAGCTAGAAACAGTGGTTCCTCTGCTGTTCCGTAAACCTTAAACTGTTTTCCTAACACTTCCTGCTCATTTAATACCTTCAGTTCGTTCATTTCTCTCTTTCCTCCCTGTGCTTCATCTGGCACTCAATCATCTTTGCTATGTTTTCACGTTCCTGTTTTATTCCATGCCCCTGGCGGAACAACTCGCATTCAAGGATGTTTCCGCATTTGGAACATTCATCTTTGATTTCTTTACCTGCTATTCGCATTATTCGTCCTCACAATAAATAAAAAGGTGTAGGGCAATTTGTTTAAGATCATTATTTCCGTATAATCGGATCCCATCTTTTGATTCTCTGCTAATCAGCCAATCTGCTAATTTAAAAGGTTGTTTAGGGGGTTCTCCCTCTTTTGGGGCTGCCGCTTCAGCATTTGACTGGATAGTAAGTCCGTACCACAAATGACGGTGCCAGTATTCCAACGCTTCTGGGCTGCATCTCTCTTCTAATTTCGAAAATACCTTTTTGTAATCAGATAATTCTTTTTGCATTTTCTTTGCTTCTTGTTTTGTCATTTTCAATGTCCTCCCAACATTCACAACTGTCATCCAAGCATCTGAAATCTGCACAATGTTCGCTGTCACCATTACAGCAAACACCTTCTTCCAGTGCGTACCATTTGCATGTACAACAACAATCTTTCTCCATACAACCCCCTCAAAAATAAAAAAGTCCGGTGGATGGACTTGAACCACGCATTGTCACCCAACGTGAACCACCGGAACCAATCAGAAGGTAAATTTGAGCATTTTGGAAATGCTTTCCGGTAATGGCAATTTACCGGAATCGGAATGGCAGGAATCGAACCTGCGACACATGACTTGTAAATCACTGCTCTACCACTGAGCTACATTCCATGCCGCTTACCACGGCTGATCACCTCGGTAAATGAATGAGATGATTTCCATTTTGCACAACATATAAATGATATGCTTTTCGTACTGCCCAGCAGTCACCAGGATAAACATTAACCTTTTCCCATGGGTTTAATCCGCTTGAACCATAGACCACCCGTGCACTGACAGTATAGAACGAACGAATTAATTGCAGGAGACGGATTTGAACCGCCGTTCCCAAGGATATGAGCCTTGTGAGATTCCACTTCTCCATCCTGCCTTAACCCGGATTGTACCGGGTTAGCAATAGGTTTATCGTGTTATGCTTTCCACTAGACTGTTTTCATCCGTGCCAGTCCCACGGAGTTGTTTCGGAGGATTATTCCTGAAATGCCTCTTGAAAACTCCCTGTCGTCAACGTGCACTCATTGGCGACATATTCAACTCAGAGACAGAACCGAACGGGAAGTTGTTTTTTCACTCCGGCTACGCCGTTACGTACCTTCTGAAAAACAACCCACATACACACATTCGGCAGTTTTTTCTGTCCACAAAACGGATGGACAGCTTTGGGAGAAATGGAAGCTCTGGGATTCGAACCCAGGGCCGACCGGTTATGAGCCGGTTGCTCTGACCAACTGAGCTAAGTTTCCTGAGTAGCAAAAAGATACAGGGTCGCTGCGATATCTGTCTTTTTACTACTGTTGCAGTTCTTGACCACCAGCTGCAACAAAGGTTGAAGCCACCCGGAACATTTGACAGTTCCTTTAATCATCGCCGTTGCGATAGGTGGCAAAGGGAAAAAGAAAATCCAACCTGCATCAGAGGAAAGGCGAAATCCGATGCAGAGCGGCGCATGTGGGATTCGAACCCACGAATAGCGGAGTCAAAGTCCGGTGCGTTGCCACTTCGCCAATGCGCTATGTTGCGGCAGTCGCTCAACCCTGCCGCATGTGATATACTTCAAAACACCATTGATATATTTATGTTTTTCCTGGAACGCCTGCATCAGTCGTAACTCATTTGGAGGAAATTTTGGATTTGGATATCTATTCTTATTACTATAGGTCCGTACCGATGCAGGCTATCTAGGGATTTCGTGCCTCGTCCTGTCCGTGATGAACCTTCCTCCAAGTCCATACGTCGAGGGCTGTACCTTTGCTTTTATTATTTTAATCCGCTCTACCAACATAAGCGGAATTAAAACCATTGGAAATGCCAGTAACATTTATTTCACCTCACAGGGATGTCAAAAATAAAATCACGCTTATTCCGGTTCCAACAAGAATCATCGAACAAGCGGTAGATTCCCATTTGTCTTTACTGTTATTTGTCACGATTTCGGAACTCGCTGAAACAAACATCAGAACATTGATAGCAAGTGCTATTATCGTAAATATCGTTCTCATCGTTCTTCTCCAATCATAAAATCAAGAATCTTCTCTGCTGTCTCCTCTTCAGGCTCAAACGGAAGCCCGCATGTAGAATAGATTTCCAGAGCCGATTTTAGGCTTGATTTGAAGCCTTGGTATATTTCTCCATGTTGAAGTAATTCATGTCTTAAAACTGAAATTGCATCAGTAATTGATTGAGAACTAACACTAATCTGTGCTAGACACTCCAGTTCAATATCCGGTGCTCCCATCATTTCAAAGTTAAACGTCGGTACTTCATCGACCGAAACATGAAAATCAACTGATTTTACCCTCGGTACCTTATGTCCGTCAATAAAGTACTGTGTCCCTCTCCAGTCATACGGATTCAGATTTACAATCTTCACAACAGACATTTTCGTATCCCCTTTCCTGTGCGTTACAGTACACCAGAAGGTGCTCTGCGATTTCCTGAAGCTGAACCGGATCGTATTTTGGGATCGCAACCGTTTTACCTTTAAGCATCGGAGATAGTGGTGCGAATACCGGTGCGTCCGTAACAATCGTTGCTTTTATCAACATAGCTGCTACATCAACTGGTTCATCTGGAAGTGACAATTCGTCTTGGCTTTTCTTGCCACCAACAATACATTCAAGTTTATTTCCCTTTACCATAATATAATTTTTCGTTTTATCAAAATCCGGCTTTTCGTCCGTTAAGATTGCTTTTCCGTTCTCAGTATACACATAATAAATTTTTTCGTTATTATTCACGCCTCTTCTACCTCCCCGAAATATTCTCTATACAATTCATATCCATTTTTCCCCATTACAGCCCTAACATCATTTTCTTGTTCTATCCAAAGATCGCTGTATGTAATAGTTGTTTTTACGGTCTGCATACGAAATTCGCCAACATCTTTTATTGTTTCATCTCTTGTCTCGATATTTTCATTGGCAGAAAACCATCTCCCATGTGGTGACAAAAAATAGGCTCTGCGCTTTGATACGTTAAACGTGACTTCCTGTAAAGATGTATAATCAACAAATGCTTTTTTTGAAGCGAATGTATCATATAGCTTTCCATCTTCCAGAACAGTTCTTATATGGTGATATACATATGTTCTATAATGGTCTAAAGGCTTTTCTCCTGGTCCTTCAGAAGACCTTTTTGTTTTTTTAAAAAATTTTTCAAACATCGTCTTTTACCTACCTTTTCCGAAAATACTGTGTCAAGGCTTCACGGGTGATCTGTGACACGCTTTTGCCGGTTCGGTTCTTTTCAGCTATAAGTCTTTGCTCCAGTTGGTACGGTAACCGGATACGAATGGATTCGCCTTGAATATTACTCTTTTTCATAAGCAGTATCCTTAACTTACTATTTCTACCGGATAGCCTAATTTTTCTTCAAGCTCAGCTACCGTTATTTTACGTGGCTTATTTAATTTGATTTTCACATCTTGCACCGCACCATCTTTGTTTTTGGCAATCCCGCGCCCAGTGTATATGTCAGCTTCTTCATTAGCGTATACACTGAGATGATTGTATCCATATGTACGGCACCACCTGGTAGCCAGATCAGAAATTTTCATTAGTTCTTCCAGCTCATTCCCGAATAAATGTGAGTACAATATAGCTCGATCATACATTTCCTGTGTTACTGCTGACAGCGCAATCACGCTTTTATACGGACTTCCGATAAAGCGGAAAAATCTGCATGATTCCATTACTTTTTCGCCTTTCGGAAGCGCAAAACCTTGAGAAATTGCCATCTTAAGAAGCTTCGCTGATTCAACATCGCTTTCTGTGATAACACACTTATTTGTAAAGTCTATCATTACTGTTCCCCTCCCAACATTTTATATAGTGTTCCTCTTGACACTCCCACGATTTCGGCAAACTGAACTTTGGTAATTTCCCCAGCCTGCCATCTTTGCTTTGTTTTCTCGAAGAGTTCTTTGTCTACCTCTTTTTTTGCTCGTCCTTTATATTTCCCTTGAGCTTTCGCAATCGCAATTCCTTCTTTCTGTCTCTGGCGAATATTTTCACGTTCTCTCTGAGCTACGTATGAAAGAAGCTGCAATACGATATCAGCAATCAGAGTTCCGGTTAAATCTTTGTTTTGCGTGGTGTTAAGTAATGGCATGTCCTGGACAACGATATCTGCTTCAATCTCTTTTGTAATTTTTCTCCACTCAGCTATAATTTCTTCGTAATTCCTTCCAAGTCGATCAATGGAATGGATCACCAGTACGTCACCTTTTTGAAGGGAAGCAATCATCTTCTGATATTCAGGACGGTTGAAATCCTTGCCGGACTTCTTGTCCATATAAATTTTATCAACGCCTTCTTCTCTCAATGCTTCCATCTGTCTCGCTTCGTTCTGCTCTACTGTCGATACTCTTGCATATCCAATTTTCATGTATAATCCCTCCCGTTTATTTATGAGTCAATTATACATCTAATTGATTATGTTTGCAAGTAGTTTATACACACTTATGAGTATTTTTTATTGACTATCGAAACGTTTTTGATTATGATAGTGTCAATAGGAGGTATTTATATGGTTTCTGATAAGATAAAGCAAATAATGAAGATGAAAAAAGTAACCAGTGTTCAATTAGCTCAGCACCTTGGGATGCTCCCACAATCACTTGCAAATAAATTTTCAAGGGGAAGCATATCCGCAGATGAACTAATTCAGATTCTTGATTTTCTGGAATGTCAATTGATAATTGAGCCAAAACCAGATGTATCAATCAAACTGACCACTGATGATCTCAAAAGGGAACCGTAATGGTTCTCTTTTTTTTATTTGCCCTAATTATCCCTCCCTGTCTGGGATGAAATTGCAGCTAAAGTTTATTCTGCTCATATTTAAACTCTCCGCTGCGGAGAAATCAGGAGCTACACCCGATTCGTTAATCACAATCATTTACTGTGTATGATCGCTAGTATCATTGCAATCCTTATTACCAAATTCTGGATTATTTCATTCATTCTTCATACCTGCCTTTCTTGGTATTGCCTTATTTTGTGTTGGCAGAGAAACCGTTAAGGCTTACGGCTTGTCGTGTTGCAATCACTATCTCTGCCATGTGAAAGGACCTTTTTGTTGTTTTATTTGCTTTGGGGGCTCACCCGGCTCTTGGTGGCTTTCCCTCCAAGGGGGTCCCCGTCTCCCCCGTACGCTATCCGGTCAGCCCGCCGCCCCATGGGACCCGCTGCACCGGATCACGCTGTTATTGTTCGGCCTTCGGCAGTAGTCAGAGGATGTTAACACCGCTTTTCGTTCGTCATATTGCACAAATTTTCTCGCATTGTTCATTGTTCATTTTAAGTACACCCTATTTATACATTACAACAAACTATATATTGTGTTTCTATCTTGCTTGATACAATATATTGTGTTTTTGCTGCTTTCGTGTTCACAGCTTCGGCCGCTCCATCTCCGGTAGCTCCAGCGCATCCTTGTACTTGTCCGCGATCTGCTGCGCTGACTGCTGCGGGATGCCGTTTTGCTGCCCTGCTGGGATCGGTGCTGTTTCTGCCATGCCGTATGCAACTTTGCAAGCAAAAATCAAATTTGCGTTTGTTCCGGCCTGATTATGCAGCTTATCAAGGGCGAAACCCGCACATATTTCTTTCCATTTTTTCACCGTTATGCCATGTGCTGAGGTGGTTCTATAGTCTCCATTTGCCCAATCGCTAAACGTCATGTTATTAATTCCAACTAATATCCCAAACATCTGTAAAGTAGGCGATATACCGTATCTACCGCAAATACGAATATATATATTAAATATCTTGTCTAATAGCTCTATATCATCATTACTAGGTTTTTCTATACGATCTGAGATATAGAAAAACATATCTATTCTGTTATCTGCTATATCTTTTTTATACTTTTCTACGCTGTCGTAATCCTCTTGGTGTATGCATAATACAGTGCTAATATACTCATCTACTAATTGCCATATTCTGTTTTCGTATACTTCAATACCTTGTACTGTAGTTGTTGTATTTTTCACTGTATCACCTCACTTTACAACGTTAATCTGTTAATTTAATAAAATAAAAAAAGGACGATAGCAAACCGGTCAGCAATCGAAGAACACGCCCAGCAGCTGCAATCAGTGCCGGAAGTTCCGTAAATGCTTTTTCAGTTTATAATCGTCCTTTGTTTAAAAATCGTAAATGTATTTGTTTATCTGTCAATTACAATAGCACATATAAAGCTATAATGCAAGCATAAATTTATTTTTATTATTCAAGGTATAATAAAAGACCTATTTGTAAAATAATCCGTTATAACTCAATATACAACGTTATAGAGCTATATACATTATAATATAGTGTATCTAAGCATATATTAATAAACTCAGAATCTAGGAGGGGCTTAAAAGATTTTATAATACAGCACTGTATAGAGTTAATTAATAGGGGATTATATATATAATATAATTATAGGGGCATTTTGACACGAAAAAAGCCAGGATCCCGGCGTCTGATCCGGTTACCTGGCTGAATGATTTTTATTATTTTTCGATTAGCTCGCCCCTCCTGAGTTCCTCGTTGATGACACGATAGCACATTTTATAAAAACCTGTCAAGTCAAAAGCCAAAAATATTTTTCTTGACAAAACAAACGTTTGTGTGCTATGAATAATTTAACAGGCTTCGGCGGCGGGTCTGTTCTCCCCTCGTTAGCCGCCACAAAAAAGAGTTTAAGCCCCTGGAGATTGTCCAAGGGCTTTTTTCTTTCCACAATGGGGCTATTATTTTTTTTAGTCAGTCAATAACTAACATTCTAACTTTACATTCAGGCAAAACGCCTGTTCCAAAATGTGGCTATTAATGTTTTACTAGCTTAATAGCTAACAGTCTAACTTTACATTCATCATAAAAATGATGTTATAGTTATAATAATATAATCATTGTCAACTGTCAATAATCACATTAAAAACACCGGATTCCCGCAGCTGTCAATTTCGGTTGTGACTTCTTGCCCTACATCAAGATACACTGTTTTTACATCTTCAAAAATTCGCCGTTCTCTGTTCACCGTATATTTTTTGTGAAGTGTGTAAACAGTTCCAAAGATTTCCGGAAGTACCGGTGCATAAGCTGGCAAACTCAGCACCACTTTTTCCGGTGGCAAAATGTCAACAACTTCGATCTTATCAATTCTCAACAAATCCTCATGTCGACCCAGGCTTGGAAACCGTCTCGGATACTTCAACATTTTGCAAATTATGTCAACTTCCTTTTCGCTTTTTGGCCGAACGTGCAAACGCAAATTCAAATCTGCGACAAAATCAACCAAAACTGGCGTATTAACCCAGCCTGTAAACCCCGGGCCGTTTTTAACTCGAACCGGAAAACGTTTTTTGAAATCTTCCGTTTCTGATCTGGCATAAGTTCCGCCCTTCCAGCGCATGGCAAATTCCTGTTCGTTCACCGTTCCGCTTCCGGCTATTGATATATCCATGTCATGCCAGCTACTCCACCGGCACAAAAAATGGACCATCCCAGCAACTGTAGAAAAAGGCGGCAGTGGGTACGTATATACTCTTTTCCCGGCGTGCGAAAAAGGCGTTGCGAAAACGCCCTTTTCCATATATCCTTCTATTAGCACCGCCTTCATGGCTCTTCGGCCTCGCACCTGAAGCCAAAAAGGATATCTTCGTAAAGTTGATCAGGGATTTCCTCTTCCATCAGCGGCTTTCTCTCTGTAAGCTCTTCGTCAAGGCTTGCGTCGATATCTCTGAGTGCCTTTTCTCTTCCAAACCCCATTTTTACAGCCTCTTCTAAAAGATCAATTGTTTTTTTCATGTTCTCTTTCTCCTTTTCTTTTAATTCCCTTTTTGTAGGGATCCAAAATGGAGCTATTACCTTTCTATTTCCGCAACCATAATCGGCTTTCCGGTCGGTCTTCCGTCTACATCTCCGCTCTGGTAAGTGTGGGTAAATACCCTGTTCCCCTCTGTGTAAAGGGCGTTGTCCGGCTTGTTTGTGATTATCCTCTTGCTCCCTTGTTTAATCGTTTGTTTTATACATACGCCTGCCAGTTGTTACTTTGGTTTTTCCTTTGAATCTCCAGTATTTTTTCATAACTGTACCATGTACCTCTATACCGATATGAACACCCTTCGAGGCATCCGTGTTCGATATCCATAAAAAGTTCTGATATTCTTTTCTCGTTTCCGAAATCTTTCACCGGAAGCAGATCTTTTTTTACTCGTATTTTCTGCGTTTTCCCCCAGACGCTCAACCATTCAATCTGGTATCTTTCTTTCAACTCGAGGATAATATATCCGTCCTGACAATCAACATTTAACTTCCCTTCAAAACTCCTGTAAATTTCCTGCATTTCTTACCCTCCTTATCTTTCTACCAGTTTCCACTGGTTTTTCTTAAACCCCTCAATTTGAGGGGCGTTTTCCGTGCGTCCCTCTATTCGTATCTGGTCCTTTTCCCCAGACTGTGGATATATCTTTCCGTCGCTTCTACAAGCTCCCAGTCGGTACATCCAAGCCCAAACAGATAATCATATCCCGGATTGCAATGAGTTTCACAAAAACTCACTATCTCAGACCAGTCACCGGTCCGATAATAGGCGACCTGTTCGCCGTCCCCGTCGTATTCGATCCGGATGTTATACCAAGACGGGCTCTCTGTGATTCTGTAAACCACGTCTTGCTTTTTTCTTCTTAACCAGTCAAACCGGTTTTCTAAATTCTCAATTTTGTTATATTTTTCACTCATGTTTTCCTCCTGATCCGCCTCGCCTGGAGCTGTGTGCTTGTCTTCTTTAACTGTCTTTATTATACATTATAATTAATGTTTTTGTCAAGTGCTTATTTACATTATTTTAAATGTTTTTATTTCTTTTCCGTTTCTACATATTTTATAACATTCCCTGGCTGCATATCTAATATAGTACATATCTTGTCTAACGCTTTTATTCCGATCATTTCGTTTTTCCTCAATGACTGTATAGCGTTTTCGCCAAGAAGTTTTTCTTTTCTCAGTCTTGCCGGATTATATCCAGCGTCTTTCAGCGTTTCAAGAACATCTATTTTGTATGTTATCATTTATTTTTTCCTCCTTTTTTAGCTTGTTTTCATACTTTTATTATATATAAGTAATTTCGCTTTTGCAAGTATTTTTACATTATAAATAATGCACAAATTGTGGCATATATAAACGCATTAAATTTGGTGTATTTGTATATTGAAATAACATTATAAATAATGTATTATATAACCATCAAAGGAAAACAAAAAACATTATAGGAGGAAACAAACATGAAAATAACGAACATCAAATGGGAAAAAGGTTCACTCAACAGCACCGCAATAAGTAAATTCAGAGAAATGGGAATTGACTATCATTACTCCCATTTCGGGGAGCTGCTGGCCGATCCTTACGGCGTGGGCTTGTATCTCCCGGTTAAATATAGATGCGAAGATCTGGATCCGTCCTTGATTAGTGTAGAAGTTTAACACCTCCGGCGGCGGTCAAGCCGTAGCCCCAACGCAACCGCCGGATTAAAAAAAGAAGAAAAGGAGAAAAAAAGTTATGGCTTACGACATGACATTAACACCAGAACAGGAACAGAGAAGGAAAGACAGTAAACAGGCAATTGAAAGCCTGAAATATAACCCGATGTGCTACAACTGTAAAAAGCTGTGCGCAGGATGTAACGGAACCGTTGAAAAAGTATGGAACGGCTGCATCTGGTACAAGAAAGCTGATTTTCCGAGCGTTTACGCCCTGGCCGCATATGCCCCGGAACTGATTAAAAATGAAGATTGGTTCTCGTTTGACGAGTTCCTGGACGATCTCAGAAGCGACCGCGCCGAAGTCGTTAAGCACTTGAAATGGCGCGCAGCTGGTCATCATTTTTTAAACGAAGTGCTGACCGAAAAATATATCGCAACTTGTGAAAAGGTTTTAGAAATTTCAAAGGAGGCGTGAAATTATGACAAATACAGTTAAATTACAAGGAATATCCGGCAACCAGACAGGAACCCCAACAAAAAAAATAAAAATCGGTGATGTTATCGTGTGGAATTTTGGCTATAAATCAGAGGTGGTTGAAATTAACCCGAGCAAAACAGGAAAAACTATTACCTTCATGCTGAGAAGTTTTGAAAGTGGCGAAATCAAGCCCCGTAAAATGGGAGCTGATCGGCTCGTAGTTGTTGAACCAAGAGAACCAGAAAAGCCCAAAAATGAAATTGATCGGGCAATTTCAGAACGGAAAAACACATATTTCGGGATTTATTCTGATGTTGGCACGGCTTTAGAAAAATTCACAACTGAAGAACTGGCAGAATATTATTTGAAACGTTTTGGGGACGGTGGCTTGCGGTATTTTCTCGAACAGCAAATTATAGCTGCTGAAATCGCAAAAGAAAAAGCGTACTAGGCCGGCAAGCGTACCGGGGAGCATTTCCCCGGCGGCCTTTTTAAAACCCGGCTCCCATGGGTATAGGGAAGAAAGAAAAAAATGAACTTATTGCAAATAATAAACTATATCGAAGAAAACCACTTAGAACATGATTTCAATAAATTTAGAAATTTTCGTTACTTTTCCAATAAAGAACCGATAGAAGTAACATTAATTGCATTTTACCAGGAGAGAACAAAAGGAGAACATTATAATGAAAATTAGAAAACCCACGCAAAAACAAACCGTCGCCGCTATAAAAAGCGGCGATTTTTCAGAAGTCGAAAAGATAGAGGATACAGCACGCCAGGAAGCGGCAAAGGTTTTTCTTGCGGTTGCTTCCGGTGCTGTCCCGCTGATCTGGTACGACTTGCCGCCGGTTCGCTGCCAGTCTGGTGCCGTGTCCGTCATGCGGTACGCCCTGCACAGGTCGACAAAACAAGACGGATTTTTACAGCTGTCTTGCATGGAGCTGAAGGCCGGGCAGATCATCCCGACTTCTGACAGGCAGTACAACACCACTGACGCCGGTTTTTCGGAGTTCTTCCGAGACTTGCCCCGGTCAGTTAATGCTAATTTTTTAGAGCAGTGAAAACGCTGCTCTTTTTCTGCTGCTCTTCCGGTATCCAGTCCGGCACCAGGTTCACGGCCTGGGGAGCGGATCAGACTTGTGAAATCTATCTACAAGCCGTGCGCCTTGACAACTTAACTTTTGTTTTCCCGGAAATACGGTTGTTGATTTGCTTTTTTCGCCGTTTTTCGTCTCTTTGACGTTCATTGATATTTTTATCATTGCCTGATTTTCAAGCCGTTTTTGCACGTTTTTATCAATCAATACTCACAGTTGACGGAATCCCGGTATGGTGATATTATGATTATATATAGCCGTTTCCGGCTCTTTTTGTCGTGCTTGCTCTGTGCAGCTGGCACCGATCCGGGGCGCAGCGTCCGAACAGTGGCAAAAGTATGTTCTGTTTTGGATCCACTGTACAACCGCCCTATTCGGCTTTTTAACGGCCGTTTATATTCCGTCCGAAGAACTATAGCCTTATCGGTTTTGCGGGCGTTGTGGGTGTATTTAGGACGTCAGTTATTGGCACTTGGAAAATCCCCGGCACTGGTCCGCAGGTGGTCCGTAGCCTTTTACAGAATTGGTCATACTGGTTGTGAAACGAACAATATTTCTGGCGGTTCTTGAATATTTGCAATATTCAGACACAGAAAAAGGCCGAAAAACGGTCAAAAAAAGAGCTGCTGGAAAATAATCTTTATTTCTGGATTTCCATTTTGTTTATCTTGCATATATTAATCCATAGCATCTTCCGAGGGGCTGTGAAAATTCACGAATCAATTTAATTTATTTAATCCCTCGGATTTTCTCCTAGTTGTATTCTTCGTTTTGTATGTGGTCCGTTGTTTCTGGACTTTCACTTTCTGCTCCGTTTTATCTTTCTTCCTACGTACTTTATTGTGTGCTGATCGCTCAGTTGAGAATCCCATATTTTCCCTCCCTGTCCTTAATCTTCTGATTTCTGCTTTTGAAGTTGATAATTTCTATGTCTGTTTGCAGTTCCTGCGGTATCCGTCCAACGACGATCACTCTCAGTGGTTCCAATCTCCGGACCATCTCTTGAAATCCTTTGCAAAATTCCAGTCGTGATGCTTTTGACTTCACTCGCCCATTGGTGCAGCAGGCAACCGTGCTTCTTTTTGGTATTCCGTCAAAAATCCAATCATAGCAGTATTCCGGCGGTATGTTCACGTTTGGTATCACACGGATTCCGTTCATATGCAGATAATGTGCTATCGCATGATTACGGTACTTCTGCCAGATATTCATAGCAAATGGCATACCACCTTCTCCGACTGCCATGCTGAAATCCGGTGCGATCACACTGTTAAAACACTTTAGATGCTCAATGTATTTGTCCGGGCAATTCCAGATTTTTTCAAATTCGTTGTCATGGATATAAAAATTGACGGTCAAGTCCCTATGGTTCTTTATCCGCCGGTCAAAGCTGTCTTTGAAGTCGACAGTATCCGTTCCAGGTCTTCCGGTATACCGTGGCATCATGGGGAACTGGTATGGTCCGTCCAGCTCTGCTCCCTCGATCATATATTCTCTCATTACGTCATATGCGGTATGATTCATAAAAAACACTCCCTAAAAAAACAAAAAGACATCTTGTTCCGGGAATTGGAACCGATGTCGTCATTAGTATGTTTTCATACTACCAGATATTTAGTTAAATGTCAAAAAATTACATCTCTGCTCTTCCGTTCATCTTTTGTATATTATTTAGATTGCAAATGCATAAGTGTAATTAAACTCCTTTTCGCATCCATCCACATAGTTGATTTTCCTGTAAAATACGGCGTGTCGTTCTGAGAACTTATTTAAAAAAAAGTATTCAGAACAGCTCTTTTTATCCCGCTCGATTATTGACTTTTTTTTTACATCTCCGGTCTTTAAAAAGAACAAAATTTCGCACTCCTGCGGGCGTTTTGGATTTATTACTATTTTGTCCAAAAATTCTCCCAGAACCGTTTTAGTAATGTCTTCCGGGCCAACTCCTTGCAAATCATTTAATATCTTTCCGATTTCTTTTAATTTCAAATGGGAATCTTTATTGGCTTCTTCTTTCGATTCCAGTTCGGAAAGTTTATTGCTTATGTCCTGAATTTCATTCTTGAATTTTTCATTTTTTTCAAGATATTCAGAGTTTGTTATGATTCCATCCAGATTAAGGTCGAGAAGTTTATCTTTCTTTTTCTCTAGCTGAAGAATCATATTTTTAAGCCGGTTTATCTCAGCCCCATCGTTGCTAAAGTCTATGTTCTTTTCGACCAAACTTATATATTTTTCAATGGCTGTTTGGATATCCCCGGATTTGTTGATAAGGTCTGCAAGCATTACCCTTAATTCTTTCTCACGTATTCCAAAAGAGTTACAGCTTTGCGCTCCGTTTTTTATGCGATAGCTGCATACCCATCTTGCATCTTCACGCCCTCTTATAGTGTGCTGCTTCATCCAGTACGGTGCTCCATCATTACCGCAAAAGATATACCCGGTAAACAAATTGTTTTGTTTGAAAGCCGTTCTGTGGGATTTGATTGCATCGCTCCGTGTTTGCATAATAACGTTTGCTTTATCCCATACAGATTCATCTACAATCTGTGGAACATGGTTACCGTCATCTTTGTACATTGTCCATTCGTCCTCTGGCAAAAACTCTTGCTTTTTAGTGAACATATCGACAACTTTTACTTTACCGCCGCAATAATAACCTTTATATTTCGGATTCTTGATTATCTTCTTGATATTATCGCGGCTGAGTTTTCCGCCTTTGTAATTTCGATACCCTTTTTTGTACAGGTATTCCTCAATGGTGGATGTAGACCATTCTCCTGTAGAATACTTTTCAAATATTTCTTTTACCATTGGGGCTGTTTTGGGATCAACTGTGAGTTTTCCGTCTTTCTTGATGTATCCGTATATTCGGGCGCCAAGGACTACACCGTTTTTTATTGACTGTGCATGTCCGAATTTTATTCGATTGGAGAGTTTTCTTGATTCATCTTGGGCGATTCCGGACATTATGGTAAGTCTTAATTCGCTATCTTCGTCAATCGTATTAATGTTGTCGTTTTGAAACCATACGCATACACCATACATTAATAATTCTCTTGTGTATCTTATACTGTCTAACGTATTTCTCGCAAATCTGGTAATTTCTTTCGTTACAATCATATCAATCTTCCCAGTTTTTGCATCTGCCATCATTCGTTGAAATTCGTCCCTTTTCTCAGTTCGTATTCCCGATATTCCGTTGTCAATGTACGCGCCAACAAATACCCAGTTTTTATTTTTGGCAATGAAGTTTCTGTAGTATTCATCCTGGTGATGTATAGAAACTTGTTGGTCTTCTGATTCTGTACTTACCCTTGCATAAAAAGCCACTTTTAATTTTAAGTCAAAAATGCTGCAAGTTTTCAGCACTTCTCTAGTTCGATAAACGTTCATGCCCCGTTCTCCCTTCTAGTCGGAAGAGCAGAGATAAGATTATTATACATTCAATCTCATCTCCGCTCAATAGTTTTGAATTAATTCCCAGAAAGAATCTCAATATCAATTTTTTCTTTCATTTCTTTGCTGATTAGTCCCTGAAGGTATATGTGTTCGTTCAACGCCAGTAATAACGCTTTGTTCATGTCGCACTCCTTTCTTTGACAAAAAGCTTCAAAATCCTTTTAAAATATTTTAGGTATATATTTCTATGCAAACTTATACAAAATGGATTCTAGCGTCTTTTAGTCAATCAATTACTTTGTTTTACAGCAAATCAAATATATCCATTTGTCCTTTGATTTCATCTTCCTTTTCATCTGTGAAAAATTTGCAAGCAATGTAGTTTGGTTTCCAATCCACATTTCCATTGTAATTTAGGCATCTAGGGTGTTTTCCGGACCGGTACCGCAGACATTCATTGCATCTGTGATACGGATTTGTTCCGCCGGAATCTTTGTACATTGCGCTTATCTTAATCATACGGATCACCTTCTTCAAATATGCTGAATTTTCTCAAAAGTTCCACGTCGTCTTTATCTAATTGTATTTTGCATTGTTCATTAAGCCTGCGTGCCAATTGACCAATAGTCGGATTTCCTTTGTTAGCCTGGTGAATATATTCATTTCCTTTTCTGACAACTGTCATTATTTCTTCTGGACCAAATTCATATGTATCGTGTAATGCTAAAAGAAAAGTTATGCTGTTCTCGATGTTAGCCCAGTTTTGACCATCTTCAAAACCTTTTTCACATCCGTCTTTATAACTTTTCTCACGTTCTTCCGCCCTTGCATTTTCCACAACTCCGTTCAATGCGCTCACGGTTCTACTGATCCCGTCTTCCTTGCCTTTCTGGTACGCTTTTTCAATCTCTTCATTTCTGACTGCCAGAACTTTTTCTCTGGACTCGTCAAACATCCGCTGCATTCTTTCAATCTTTGCAGCTGAATAAGGCATAGTTGCCGGTTTCCCTGTGAATTTTCTTTTTAACACCGCACTGTTCATTTTCCGCCTCCCATGATGCCTGCTATCATTTGTTGTTTCATTGTTTCCGCTATGTGCTCCCGGACAGATTCTTCCGGAAATGGGATCTCAAGTGACCGCTCCAGAATCCGATTGGCAATACGCTCATCATAATTTAGTCGAGAAATACAGTAATTACTTGTGAAAATCGTGATTTTTCGGCTTGTATAGCGTCCGTCGATAATTTCATAGTATTTTTCATTTACCCAGTCTTTTTCAATTTCTGTGCCGAAATCATCAATGATGAGAATATCTGCTCTGGACAGTTCATCAATCAACTGTTCTTCCGTTTTGCCCGGGCTGTATCTTTTTCCCCATGTGGACTTGATCTCGTCAAGAATTCTCATAGACGTTGAAAACTTCACCTGTTTCTGATACTTTTCAATTAGTTCATTCGCCAGGCTACATACCATCCGGGTTTTTCCAGAGCCTTTCGTGCTAGAGTAAAAATACAGCCCAATTCCCTGCTTTTGCATATCGCCGATATTTTCTATCCAGTAGTGAACAGCTTTCGCAGCCTGCCTTATTGTTTCCTGGCTCTCCGGCAGCTGATATACTGCCGACCGAAAATTATTAAACATTGCATCTTTGTAGATATCTGGAATCTCTGCAAACTTAAGCTGATTTCTATGAATCATTTTTTGGCGAATACCACAGGAACACTCCTGGCAGTACGGAACTCCGTATTGATCACGGCTCCATACCCATCCGGAATCATCACATAAACGGCAATGTGTCTGAGCCTCCGTCGTCACCGAGTGTTCCGAATGGGATAAGTGGTTCGACTTTTCTTTGAGCTTTTGCACCAGATCCATGTTTCCTGTCCCCATTGTAGTTGCCCTCCAAAACCTTTAAGAAATTATTTGGTTTTACAAACCAGTCAAAAGTAATCATCCATCCATTTTTGTTTTCGCCTCTCAGAAAATCGCTGTGGCGAATGTTGTCCATAGCCTTTAAGAGATCGTTCATGCCATACTCTCTTATTCGTCCTTTGAGCATCTGGCATCTTTTTGATGCTGGTTTGATATCCCTGATAGGAGCAATGCCAACATCCTGTAATTTGTTCCATTCCTCAATAACACGTCGGACATCTGTCTGACGAATAGTATCTTTAGATACTATTAAATTATTATCTTTTTCTTTATCTCTATCTAATTCTTCTTTCTTATTCTTTATCTTATTTTGTTGCGTGACGTCACGTGAACTGTCACGTGACATATCTTGTTCAATTGCGAGTTTCTGTCGTTCTCTCTGTTTCTGTTTCCTAATTCTATTCTGTTCTCTGATCTTATCCATGCCTTCGATATTCTGATGTTCTTCCCATCCTGGAATTGCAAGCATATTTCCATCTCTGGTAATCATTCCAAAATTTTCCAAAGCAGTCAATGCAAGTTGTATTACACTTTCATCAAAGCCAAGTTCATCTGCCAGCAGTTTTTCATTATATGGAATGTTTTCTGTCAGAAAGATAAGCCCATTAGCATTGCATCTTCCGGCCATTGTCAGAAGCATAACCCAAATAAGAACTATGTTGTTTCCTTCTGGAAGTTTTCTGATATGACCGATTTTAACATTATTAAACATCTCTGTTTCAATTTTGATCCAGCTTACTTTAGCCATTAATATAATTTCCACCTCCATGCACCATCTTATGGCATCTCTTGCATAAGCAAATTCCGTTGTTTACATCATGAGCAATATTTTCATTATCATAGCAGTCTCTGAATCTTATTTTATGGTGAGCTATGTTTGATTTTGGTCTTCCACACATCTGGCAAATATATTTATCACGTTCTAAGACTTTTTTTCGCCATTCTCTATATTCTTTCGTATGCCTTTCTCTTTCTCGCTCTCCATATCCTGTGGTTTCTTTAAACAGAGGCAATTTATATATACCATTTGTCGTTTTTTTCAAATACCCATTTTCAATCAACTCAAATATATCCTTTTCAGTTATATTTATAATTTGAAAAATCCGTTTCCAATTTTTTAAAAATCCGTCATTGTCTGATCGCATACACAAATGAAAATATACACATTGCGCACCGGCTGACATACTTAAAAATGTGTCACTGTCAACGATTTTCATGGTAAACATTCGTTTCTGTGCCAATTCTAAAATTCCTTTCTCCAATTCCTGGTTTTTCAAAAGTGTTTATTTTAATTCAACTTCAATTCCATTGATTTTCAGTTCTCCATTTACCGGAAGTACAAGAGATGGAACGCCGTTTATTTCTTTCAGTTCAATCAGAGCAATTTTATCTGGCTGGATGCAGATTGTTGCATCTGGTGTTACAATTTTTGCAGTTTTTGAATTATGAATATTGTCAAGAGCAACAGGCTCATTGCTGAAATACATTTCCCAGTTTTCTTTAAAATCCGACAACTTCTCGTCTGGAACTCCGCAATATCCAAAAATCTGTTCCATTTCATCACATGACACGGTTATC